GGGCAATGTAAGTGTTGTTTGACATATTAACATAGTAATAATCTCCAACAGGTTTACTACTGTCACCACCTACTTGAGAAGTAATGTAAGTGAAATCACAATCCTCTGAATAACCAAAGGCTTTTACATAGCCTTCTGCTGTTGCGGAACTAAATCCGGCAGAGATATAGTCAGCCTTATTGTCAGAGAAATCTTTACTTCCATCTTGCCAGAAGATTTCATTCATAGGCTGACCACTCTGACAAATTCTAAGGAATCCATCTACAAACTTCCAAATGTTACCAAACGGATTTTTAACACCACGATATACAGGTACTTTGACAGTGTACTGAGTAGCATTAGAGTGTGTGTACTTAACTTCAATCGTTCCACTCTTATTTCCTAAAGAAGTATTTACAGGATTAGGAACACTGTCATTAACATTTTCTACATAAGGAATACCAGTAACACCACTGCCAAATGTACTTACAGACTGAATATTAAAGGTAGAGTATTCAACTACAAATAACATTTGCTCCGCACTTGCAATGGTAATATCAAGCTGTTGCCAATAAGTACCTCTGTTTGCACAAATCTTTCTAACTGCGTCACGGGTAAGTACATTATTTTTTGTGTTTCTGGCAGAAGCACCACTAGCAGGTTTAGCACCTGCAATAGAAGCAAGTTTAATTCCAGTATAAGGACTTGACCCTAAAGTAATAGTGTTGTCATTCTTGTCATAACCTGTAGAATTTTCAAGACACCCATCATTCTCACCAATCAGGTAAAAACCAAGTTCTGTATCACCTTTCTTAAATGCCGGGTGAAGTTTAAATCCATCTCTGCTTACTGGACTGATAAGGTCAATCCACTTTGTCAGGTGAAATCCCTTAACAGTAGTGTAGGTATCATCTACCTGCTTCGTAAGTTTAAGAGGGATTCTCTTGTAATAGAAAGCAGGTTGCATAACCATACACTGTACTTTAGTACCCACAGGATATTCTTCTCCTACTGCAACAGTTAAAGCACCTGTTTCGGTATAAGCGTCATCACCATAGAAAGCTACAATATTGCCATCATCTGCAACATTACATCTTTTTCTTCCGGCATAAATAGGAGACTGGTCATAATCATCTCCACCACTCCACAGTTCGTTGTCACCAATTCTTGTGACTTTATTGTTCTCAAGGTCTACTTCAACACCAAGAACACCATCACCTAAAGTACCCATCTGTACTCTAAGGTCAATCACTTGGTCTGACAGCTTTGCAAAGTTTACTTCCCTCACATCAATGCTCATTTTACCATCTGTGATAGTAGCAATCTTGAGATTATGCTTTCCACTACCTGTAGATGTAGCAAGAGTGTACTTCACAACTTTTCTCCGGGAAGTTTCTGTGTCAGCACGATTGTCTTTAAACCAGTTTGTCACTGTAGCACTGTCCTGCTGATTACCTTCTTCTTTCAGAGAAGCACTATAAGCAACAGTCTCTTCCCACACTTGAAGATATACAGAGCCGGAAGAAACTGCAATGGAAAGACCTGTACAATCTACCATGTAACCATCTACAGATAAAGCACACCCTTCTGCAATCTCTAAATTTGCTCCGTCATATGTAATCTTGCTCTTGTCAGTGATACCATCACCGAGAATATTTTTGATTGCCCTTCTCAGCATGGTCTTCTGAATTTCCTGCACCTCATTCATTTCTACTTCCAGAAGAGGTTTTTCAGCACCAAAGACAACACTGGAAACTCCTGCGTTGTCTTTATAATTTGTGTACTTATCAAAACTTGCCATTCTTTAAATCCTCCTTTACACTAAGTTCAGTGTGAACCGCATAATTCTTTCGATTGTCATTTCCTCAGTCTTTGTAATGACTGCATGGTGACGCTTGTTAATCATCACACCAGAGTCTTTTGCAGATGTGGCATTTCCTCCGAAAATACCAAACTCTCTCCAAACACCATTACAGTCAGTTGGACCGAAAGTGTGAGAGATTTGAAGAATATTTGTCGGAGAAGAAGACTCTTCATATTCCGGGGTAAGGAATTTAATCTCACTGGTGGAGATAGCCACACGACCTAATTCTGCTGTCAGCTTTGTAGCTGTGATTTCAGGATTCGGCATACTGCTATCCCAACTTGAAGCACCACTTCCAACAGCCCAATACTGAATACCTTTGTAACCACTCTGCTGTTTCAGAAGACTCATTACAAGGTTCAAGAAACTGTTCACAACAAGGTTATGACCTACTCTCTCTTCGACTCTTCCATCTTTATAGTGGATTCTGTCAATAATTTCACCTGTCATGTGTACCTGATGACCTTCAAGTGACTTTGTTTGTAAGTTCATCATTTCATTATCCTCCTGTTTTAATTTTGTATTATCATTAAACTTCATGTTTATTGATACCTCCCTTACATTAACCCAAACATAGTTGGGTATTTTACTTGAGTTTCACCATTTATCGTTATCTTAACATACTCCGGTATATTATTCAATATCATAGTGTTAAGAACACATACAGAGGTATTTAAAAATGCCATGATTTCTGCGTCATGTTCATTTTCCACACTGGCTGTCTCTTGTACATTGTTCTTTACTGCGTGTTCTTCTAAATCTTCTCCGGCAAGATTTCCTATATCAACATGACCCTCATTAGTGAGTAAGTCTTTGTTGAAAGTAAATCCAGTATTAAGAGAAGCATAAAATCTTTGCTCACCAATCACAAGACTTTCTCTTCTATGAGTATCTTCTGAGCCAAGACTGGTATCATCAGCAAGACCAACAACATCAATAGTTTCATCAGTGTCAACACCTTCATTGAGATAGAGATTATCATTTAATCTCACCGCAAGGTTATTTAAAATTCCCTTATATAAAGCTGTTGATTTATCTGACCTTAATACTGCAATCTCATTATCAGAATAAACAATATTATCAACTGATAAATCACCATTGGAAGAAATTGTAGCCTGTTCTTCACAAATATACCTCATGCTATCCATAACAACTTCAAGCACTCTTAACCTTGCAGTGTCCAACATAGGTGTTGTCTTGATATTTGTTGCCACCAGTTCATCAGTATCAATGTAGTCATTTAACACCAAGTCATTATTCAGTAATTTAAATGGGTTATTCAGTGTAGGTCTTAAATACTGATTGGATTTCTCCCGGTCAAGATTTCCTGTTTCTTGAAGAATGTAACTAATCCTATCCCAAAATTCATCAACCTCTTCACTGTAATAGAAGGTTTCATTCAGGTAGATAGAGTCATTCAATCCTAAGTCAAAATTGTTAAGAGTAGGGAACATACTTGTTCCCTTTTTACTCGGCAACCTTGTGTGTTCACTTCTTATCTCTGTAATATAGTCATGGCTAAATTCTCTCGCCTGAATTTTGGCTAACTCATAAAACAGGTAAGAGAAGATGAAAGTAACCTCAATGAAAAACGGAAGAAACTCCTTAATAATTCTAAGGAGTTGTTCTCTGTCTGGAAGGTCTCTTGCACCCTGTTGGTCATAATCCATCTCAAGTCTAATGTCAATGTGGTAGTTCTCTTTAAAATCCGGGCTGATAATAACCTCAGATTTAACATCAGAGATAATAGAGGTAAGGTACTCAATAACCGTAGTAGCACCTTTTCTTGCATAAAGGTCTCTCAGGATAGGTAACAATTTTCTCAGATAGGCTTCTGGAATACCATTAAAGATAGGGAGACCATATTGCTCAAACAGAACAGGTAACACTTCTGCCGGAGTTTTTGTAGGGTCATTCAGGTCAAGAATACCATTCAATTCATCAATGACATAAGCATAACCACCATCAGCTAATGCTTGAAGATACCTTTTCAGGGCAAAATCAACCATTTCATCTTCTGAATGGTATAAGTGAGGAAGTGTATCATATAGTCTTTCACCAAATTTTGTACCATTTAATGTTGTTGACATACTCTACACCTCCTAACTCATAAGGTCTTCTGCTTTAGGTACTTTACCACCTGTAACATTAAGTGTGAGTGTTCCCAACTTAATAATCTGACTATCTTTCGGGGCTTTAATAATATCATCTGCCGGAGCAGTAATACGGAAAGACTCAACACCTGCAAAGGTGTCCTTCACTTCATGCTCAAGGTCCGTCTTAGCAAAACTGTCTTTAAACACTAAATTGCCATAAGCAAAGAATGTGTTTTTAACATAGTCTTCAACATAATCCTGAATAGTAGCCCTGTCGTAGTCATCATCAATAATCAGGTTTGCAGTAATGTTGATTGTATAGTCCTCATTTGGAAGTAAATCCATGGTTGTTCCCGGAATAATTCTGTCAGTGAAAAAGTCTTGAATACTCTGTTTTAAAGTGTCCGTCATTGTATAACCCTCTCGCATAAGGTAATACAGCTTCATATTCAGTTTTTCCTCTGTATCAGCAATTCCCACAGCAGAAAGCACATCATAGAAGTTAATTCTCAACAGGTCTGCATAATCCTGTGCTGTGATTGCTCTATCCTGTGTTCTAAATGCCGCAGGAGCATTTTCTCTGATTTCATCAATGCTCTCTTTTTCATACCCTAAAACTTCCGGCTGATAAGGATTAAAAGTTTCTTCCACATAAGCGATACTTTCATCAATCTCTGTGATAGTGTTTGGCTTCACATTACCGATTGTTCCACCACCAATTCTGTAAGAAGCAACAATACCATTGTCATAGATTGCAGGTATCTTACCTCTTGCACCACTACCAAACTCAATGTAACAGTTATCAAACTCGTCCACTGTAACAGTGTAGTGTTTACTGTCTTCTTCACTGTCAATAAAAGTACCTACTTGAGTCCACAGTTCAAATCCGTCACCCTCATTTACCATAAGCTGAATAGAGTCTACTAACACTTCCTGATAGTTAAGTTTAAAAGACTGATATGCTTGACCGTTTGATGTTCCTAACAGGTCTTCATTAACTGATGTACCTTGTTGTACCATGACAGAGTACAGATAATTGTCTTCATCATCTTGCTCATTACCTAACTTTCCTTCCGGGATAATCAAATCGTCCATAGTCTCAAAGTACACTGTTACCATATCTGTACTTTCTGCTGTGTGTACAATACTTCCCTTTGGAACAACAATGTCTCTATCCATAACATTGCCTAAAACAAACACCTGCTCAATTTCACTGGCGGTCTGGTTTTTAGCAACATACCCTAACTGTCTTGCAAGAAGAACAGCAAGTCTTCTGTCCTGTGTGGTAGGTAAGAAACAGTCATTTGCAATTACATCACTGTATAAACTACAAATATCCAGACCATTAGCAAGGCACTCAAGAATTACAATACCTGCGTCTGTCTGGCTTGTATCAGTGTACTCCGGCATACGTTTCTGCAACTCCTGAATAAGAAGTGTTCTGTATGCTTCATAGTCTCTGCTTGTGTAATCAATTCCCTTTGTTGGTTTTCTACTCATTTGTTATCTCACCTACCTTAAATGATTCTTCGTACCAAGTCTCGTACTTGATGATTTTAAAGTTAATCGTTGCAAAAAGAAATTCACCCTTTTCAGTTGTCTCCACTGTGAAGGAGATGTTATCTTCTGTTGTCTCCACTCTTTCCTCAAGTCTTTCAAGTGCTTCAATAATCCGGGATTTAATAATACTCTGTAAAGTTTCGTCATTAGGTTCAAACAATGCCGAAGCTAAATTAGAGTACACATCTGGTTCCATTACTCTTTGTAAAAAATGAGTTCCAAAAATCTGTTTGATACTCTCCACAATATGTGTTGGGTCTGTGGCACTTGTGGTAGTCATTACTACTCCACCTTGAGGTCCGACTCTGAAAGGAAAACTGATTCCTTTATAACCACTCTTAGGCATATGACATTACCTCCTTAAACATTCGGTGCGTCTACTCTTACATCAGCGTGAACAATACCTCCACCATTCTCACCTACATAAGCATTTACATTTCCGGCATTTAAGTTATAACAACTTACATTGCCCTGAACTTCTAATGCACCACGAATAGTGACTTTATTATGTTGTATCTGAATGTCTGCTGTTCCTGCACCTACATTTATATTGATAATACCATTTTTCATTGTGATAGTACAGTCTGCATAGCTGATAATTCTTACTTTTTCTCTATCACTTCCATAATTGCCACCTAAAGGTGTTACTTCTTTCTGCCACCAACCACCTAAATATACTGGAAAGTTTGGATTGCCTTTTTCAAAAGCTACCCAAACTGTTTCTTTCTTCTGTGGAAGACAAAAATCACCACCTCTGTCATAGGCTACAGGAACACAAGGTTCACACCAAGCACTTTCTACTTTATTCCCTAAAACATCTGGTATCTGACATTTTATTCTGCCCCTTTTTTCAGGGTCATTTGTATTGCTAACAATCGCTTTATAAAATCCTGCGTATGTTGCCATTCTTTGTCTACCTCCTTATGGAATAATAAGTTTCAATCCTATAGGCAATCTTCTGTACTGAGAAGGGCTAATATTATTAGCATTTGCAATCTTAGGATACTGCGCTCCACTTCCATAGTATTTCTGTGCTACACTCCACAAACACTCACCTGCTTTAAGGTAGTGAATCCTCTGCTGTGGTTTAGGAGCAGGTGCAGGAGCAGGAGGATTGACTTTAGGAATTTCCTTATTAACAGTGCTTGTGGAACTGCTTTTAACAGAGTCTCCAAAGTCTGTCTTAATAAGTGTTGCAGTATGTGAATAACCGTCTTTACTGATGTTTCTGGTAACATCTTGAACATAGTAGTAACCTGACAGATACTTACCTATTCCTTGAATATCAACTGTGTCTCCTGCTTGTAACTTTATCGTTTCTTTTGTGGCAATAAACTTTAAAGTACCCTCAAGTATGTTGTACTCTATAGTATTATACTTCTTTTCAGCACTACCTGTTGAACTGTACTGATTAGAATTTGAAGAGGTTAAATTTCCTCCGCTACTTCCAGAAGGTTTTTTAGTACCACTGTTGGAGGAACTAGATGACCCTTTATTACTGCTTGAAGAACTGGAAGATGAAGAACTACTTCCACCGCTTGATGGTTTCCAAGTACCTGTAGTTGGGTCATATGTCATTGAGCCACTACGAGCCATCTAATCACACCTCCTTAATTCTTCTTCCAAGTCTTATTGTTTGGATTGTATGTATAAGAAGCACCATTACTACTATTAGAAGAACCTCCACCTTTTCCTGTCTTACTGTCTGTCGTTCTACTGGACTTAATCGTAGTAGAAGACATAGCCTTGTTGGAGGAATTGATAACAGAAGAACCAACTTCTACTTGAGAAGATTCCTTCGTTATCTTAGGACTAAAACTTATAACATCATGTGGATATTTTAAATAAGTCAAAGTCATTTTTGGAGTGGTAAGGTGTCCTTTCCTAACATAGTAAAAAGTGTTTCCCACAAGTCTTGCTGTAAATGGATAAACTTCATCACCTGCAAGTTTAGTGATAAAGTCAATGTCTGTCTGCTGTGATTGAGTGATAGTCTCCTGAGTTTCAAAAGTATAACCACTCTCTATCACACAATTAAATCCATAGGACTTCACTATCTGCTGTACCACTTTTGCACTTGTGGTATTTTTGAAGGTGTTGTCCTTTTTCTTTCTGTTCATCAAGTGTGTATTATCCATACAGGTAATTGTAAGAGCAGGAGTTCCATCATTAGGGAAGTCAACATCTATAGCAGAGATATAACCATTAAACTCAACACGGTAAGTAACACCCACCCAACCGAGTTTTACTTTAATGGTATTATCTTCAATGAAAATATTATCCTCTATGTACAGAAATTCCGGGTCACTTATCTTGATAGTGCAAGTGTCTGACCCGTCTACTGTCTCTTTTACCTCTATACTTGTAATACACGCTTTTTTGTTTATGTCTAACTTTGTACCACTTATCCATACATCATATTCAATGGCAAGGAGTTCTCCGTTTTTATATGAAGCCATACAGATACCTCCTTACACATTGACTAAATCGACCACTTCATCATAGTCTGGAATGAATATTCTGTCTCCATACTCAATCTCAAATTCGGACCTGTAAGAAGGATTTGCGTCTAAGATAGCCCACCTTAAAGCGGCGATTCCATAATACTTATAAGCAAGACCGTCAAGTGTGTCTCCTTCTACCCATTCATGGATTGTGGCATTTTGAATATTGAAGGTATATCTACTCCGTATTTTCAAGATAGGACTGTCTTCACCCAATCTAGTGTAAACAGGAGTTCTAAGATACCTTGAGTTTTCAAACATCATGCTGTACCCACCTGCCTTAATGTGAGAGTGAAAGTAGTTTGGATTGGTTTCCCATTACTGTTCAACCAATCGTCACTAACTTTCAGCTTCTTTAAAACACAAGTCTTAACAAAATATCCATAAGCAAACGTACAAGTCGGAGGTCTTTTAAAACTGCTTTTGTTATACTCCGGTGGAAGAAGTGCTTCCAGAAATTTTCTGGCAGTATCAATCTTTCCACTATAAGGTTTGTCATACATAAAGAGTTCTACTGTGAACTCTCTTGCTTCTCCCCCGGTATATTGAGTCAGGGGATAACTCATACCGGGGGAATCAATCTGACTAAACTTAGCTGACCTCTCATAAGGTACTGAGGTAGGATTGAACTGAAAAGTGAATTTTCTATTAGTGTCATTGTTCACAATATAAGCCTTTGTCTTTGCTTTTCCATTGGCATTAAATCTACTTCCCATTTATTATCCTCCTTTCTAGTACGCAAATTCAGGGTTCTCATAGTTTACATCTTTGTATTTTGCCATGTTATCAAGTTTCTTTCTTCTTTCAATTCTCTCCATAATTTCATTTGCAAGTCTGTCTGCTTCTTCTGGCGAAGTTCCATTTGCCTGAATAACAATAGCACCAGACTGGAATGTTACAGAGTTATCAACATCTCCACCTGTTGTAGTGGTCTGCTGATTATTGGTTGTATAGTAACTGTTAGGAGTAACAACACTACCTCCACCTTCTGTTGGAACAGGTGTCGGGTTAAAAGGTTCAGGGCTGTCAGGATTTTCAGGTGTAACAAAACCTAAAGTACCCATAGCAGATGAAACCTTATTTAAAGCACTTGTGAATGTTCCTGCTATTCCACCTAACAAGGACTTGTTAGTAGAACTATTTGCACTGATGATATTTCCCACTTTAGAAGCAAGAACACTAATCCAACCAGTATTTTTCTCTAAAGGCATTACTGCTTCTTGTCCATCTTCACCTACACCGATTATACTAGGTTTCTCAAACACACCACCTTTAGCATACCATTCAACACCAATGTGAGGTATTGACGGAGGGTTCAGACTGAAAGAACCACTAATACTAAAGTGCGGAAGTTTAATTTTTGGTAAGGACAAGTCTACACCCTTAAAGAAACCAGAGATAGCACTGAGTCCATTTGATACTACATTCTTAGCGCCATCAATCACATTACTGATTGTGTTCTTAATACCATTGAACACACTTGACACTGTGGACTTAATTCCATTACCAATACTTGAAATAGTATTTTTTACTGCATTAAATCCTGTGCTTATAATACTCTTTATAGTGTTGACTACTGTACTAATAGCTGTCTTTATTCCATTCCACACTGATGTCACCACACTAAGTATTCCATTCAGAACACCAGAAATGACACTTCTGATTGTGTTCCATGCGGAAGACAAGAAACTTGAAATTCCACTCACTACTGTTGTGATAACAGACTTAATTGCGTTCCAGATTACTTGTACCACATTCCAGATTGCATTTAAAGCTGTGGAAATCACGTTAATAATTGTAGAGAAAACTGAGGAAATAATATTCCAAATTCCCTGTAACACCGTAGTAATGAAGTTCAGTATAGAACTGAATATCGTTTGAACACCTTGCCATATTCTATCTAAATCCCCGGTAAAAATTCCTACAATAATATCAAGAATACCACTGATGATGTTCATAATACCACTTAAAGCAGAACTGATAATGTTTACCACCGTATTTACTACTGTCACAATCAAGTTCCAAATTCCTTGAATTGCAGAAGAGATTGTCTGAATAACACCCTGTACTAAAGGAACAAGCACATCAACAAGGAAAGAACCTATTGTTGATAGTGCGGAAATAATACCTTGGAATACAGGACTGCTTGCAATCTCTTGTGCTTTCTGTACAATGAAGTCTTTCACTGTTCCAAAAGCGTCACCAATCATTCCGGCAACTTCTACCACCTTGTCTTTCAGGTTTAAGAAAGCGTCAATGACTGGTTGTACTGCTGTCTTTAAATTCTCCCATATAGAAGACAGTCCATCTTTAAGTGAGTTCCATATATTCATACCCTCTTCTTTGAGAGTAGTCCAAATGCCTGACACTTTCTCTTTAAATTCCTCCCAATGTGTCACAGCATAAGTGATGATAGGGGCAAGTACAGCTATAATCGCCGCTATAACTGGTGCTGACAATCCACTGAAAAATCCTACAATAGCAGAACCAATACTTTGAAGAGCAGGCATAATCACTGTACTACCAAAATTGGCTAATGCAGGTCCGATTGTCTGAGTGAAAATAGGCACAATCTTTGAAGCTATACTCGTCAGTTTAGGAAAGATAGCACCCATCTTATCAGCGAAACTTCCTGAACCTGCTAAAACACTGAAAGCGGATTTTATAAATCCACCTAACTTAGTGAATGTTGGGAAGAGTTTAGTAACTGCTTTCCCAATACCACCCACTACTTTACTAATACCTCCAAATGCTTTCCCGATACCTGCTACTGCTGTTGCTACTCTTGTGACTTTACCAAAAATGGAGTCTAACACTTTAAACGCCGCAAAGAACACAATCGCTTTAGCTGTAAACTTACCAAAGGACTCACCAAACTGATACCATGCGTCAGCGTCACCACTGGATAACAATTCTAAGAACTGAGTGAGTTTGTCTAAAGCTGTGTCTATAAATGTTCCTTCAAGGTTTGTTCTAAGTCCTGTAAGGAAATTCTTGATACTGTCACTTACCTCTTTAAATCCTGCAATAAATCCTTCTTTGAATAAACCGAATCTATATTTAAGGTCAAGGATTGCTTCAATCAAAGGAAGAACCCCTAACTCTTGCGCTTTTAAGAATGTGTCTTCACTTAATGTAAATCCATCTTCACTATTCCACAATTCTGATAAGGCACGACACACAATCATTAACTTCATAAGACCTACAGTGAGGTTATTCCAGAAACCACCTTTGTTCTGTAAGTCAGTCACTACATTTACCATACCACCAACACTCATGTTGATAGCATTTCTGGCTGTAGAAAATGAGTTACCTAAGTGCTGTACAAATCCAGTCACTAAAGTTCTCATACCTGCAAAGTCAGTTTTCCATGCAAGATACATACCTCCTACTGCAATAGCAAGGGGTCCTACTCTTGAAGCAATAGCTTTAATACCTCCGACAAGAATACTTCTCATAGAGGTAAAACTGCCACCCATAGCAATAAACACTGTGGCAAGACCAGATAATGAGGAAACTAATTTAAGAGCAACACCTGTGAAAGTAAGTAATGCTCCTGTTACTGCTACTACCTGAATAATGAACTTTGCAAGTTTCGGTGATGTGGTAGTCAATTTAGTAAGCCATCTAATAAAGTTACCAATAGCTTTTCCGGCACTGACTAAAGGTTTAACAATGATACTCAAACTATTTGCAATCACCGTAGCAATAGTATTTAACTGAGTATCATCAATAGAAATTAAAGCGTCTGTTATTCCAAACAGGGCTTCTTTTAAATCATTAAATACACCTGCGTCCGCAATAGCAAGGAAGAACCTTGTGAACTGGTCTGACACGTTAGAAAGTGTCTGAGACCATGTTCCCATGTTCTTCATCATAAGACCTGCAATACCTAAGTTGTCTGCTAAGTCTGCAAAATCTTGTGCTATCTGTTCAGGTGTATCTCCCCAATCTCTTCCAATAATATCTTCTGGATTAAGGTCAAGGGCTACTTTAAGAGAACGTACTTCACCAGAAAAGGCATTTCTGATAGCTGTTCCCCACTGTTGAGCAGGTACGTCAGGTCTAAACGCCATAATATCTCCAATGAAGCCTAACAGTTCTTGTTCAAACCCTGTTTTTGCTCCTTGGAGAGTTGCAAAAGCGTCAAGACCATTCGCTGTGATTGTAGTGAACATACCAGTAAGGTCATTGATTTCAAAAGGTGATGTTGCCGCAAAGTTCATCAGCTTTTGAATTGCTTGCTGACCTTTCTCTGCGTCACCAGTTAAAGCGTTCACTGTAATACGCAAACTTTCAAACTGACTACCAGTATCTATAGTACCTTGTAGCAGTTTTTGAAACATACCTGTAATGGCACCACCCATACTTAGGAAGGTATCACCCAACTGCCCGGACATTACTGATAATGAACTTAAAGCTGTCAGGTCTGCCATTTGATTTATGGAATTTGTAGACTGCTCTGCCATTTCAGTCAATCTCATTAACTGATTTGCCGCATTATTTATCCCGGCAGAAGCATTATCAGTAAAGGAAAGGATTAAACCTAATCCAAAATCCATGAGGGTAAACCTCCTTTCTTCTTATTATCGTGATTCTTTATAAGAAGACTTCGGAGTGTTACCACCTTTATTGCCACCTTTATTTTCGGCTTTTATCTGTGCTTTAATCTTATCATTCCACATTCCTCTCTCAGTACATGGCATATCCCAACACTCACTTCTGCTCCAATGATAGAAGTAAGCTAGGTTGTGCATTTCCTGTAGAGCAACATCTATGGGAGAAAGGACTAAAAGTTCTTCTCCCATAAATGCCATGAAACTCATTAGAAAAAATCAGAACTACCAACCTGTCCAGAAATGTCTTCACCACACACATCACAAGTAAGTTCAAGATTGGTGTCAAGACCGAAAACATTGTCCTTGATTAAATTCTCTAAATACTCTCTGTCTCTTAAACTCATTTCTGCCACTTTGTCATTAAAGACTACAGCACCATCATCAAAACTCATGAGCCGAGTTAAAAGCATGGTAGTAGCAGAAGCACTGTTCTTTCTAAACAGAGGGAATACAATCTCTCTGTCAAGACCTGTAAGCTGTCTTAAAGTACCTGTCTTATGGACAACTCCTTTAGCGTCTTTATATCCTCTTCCCGGCAATTCAAACGGATATGTAAAGTTTCCGTTGAAAGGAATGATAGGAAATTCATCAATGCCTACAATCGTCTTGAGTTTGGTCTTACAGTTCGGGCAGGTGTGAGTGAAAGTAATCTCATTCCCCTTTGATAACTGTCTTACTTTCATAGCCATGTAATCAAGGTCTGCTCCTGTCATAGAACGAATTAACTCTCCCCACTTAGAAGAACCGAGTTCTTTTCTGGTAAGACCTCCAATGTCAATCACTGTTCTCTCAAGCAGAGTGTTAATCAGCTTACCACCATTGGAACGAATGTCCGGCTTATTGATAGCTTCTTCATCTCTACCAGTCATTTCACGGAAAGAAAAGGTTCTGAGAAGTTGGTCCTGATATTCAACACCTGCTAAAAGTGGAACATCCCTAACGACACCGTCTTCGTCAGTCGGAATGTCACTCAGACTTCTCATGTTTTCCTCTTCAATTCTGTCAACAACACTTGTCATATCCTCTTTGTTTGTCTTCTTTAATGCCATAATTTATTCCTCCATTATTATAAATTTTGATATACCTATCATACAACAAAAACCTCCCTAATGCAATAGGAAGGTTTCTGCTCATAATTCAACTGTTCAATTTTACAGGAAGTATTCAAACACCATTGTAAGTGTTTCAATGATTACATCACTGCTTGTTGCGTCTAAATCCGCACACTCATACTTGCTGAACCATGCTTCTGCACACTTGAACTCTCTCTTGATTGCTCCAAATCTGTCGCAAACCTGAATAACTACTGTATTACGAACCGTGTTATTATTAAACACCTTCTCATACAGTCCTTGGAGATAATCGTCAGCATACATACCTCTTTCAAAGGTTACTTCACTGACGGACTCTCTACCCGGAAGTTTGTGTGCATGGTCGTACATATTCTCAAAGTATTCCACAACTTCTACTTCTCTACTAAGACCTCCAACTTTCTGAAAGCCTACACCAGTAGGAAGACCCGGAATGGAAACTTTAAACATGAAAGACTGTAAAGGGTCAGACTCAATAGTACGAGCCGCCATAGCTGAGATGGCGATACTTTTTACCATACTAAATAACTTATTCATGTTTCATTCCTCCTTATTAAGATTCACTGTTCATGGAGTGAGCCAGTTTGATAACCACAAACTCAGCAGGTTTAACAGGAGCATAACCAATCTCAACATACAGGAAACCATTGTTAATAGTTGCGTCTGTGTTGTTGGAACTGTTACAAGTTACATAGTATGCTTCATCTGCTGTACCCTTTAAAGCACCCTGTAATCTGAGGTTTTCAAGGAAGTCCTCACAAGAAGCTGTTACCCTGCTCCACAGTGTTTCGTCATTAGGCTCAAACACTGCAAACTGAGTTCCTGCATACAGAGATTTCTTGATATTGTAATTGATAATAATATCAGTTACATACCTCATATCTGCTTTTGCATTTAAACTTCTTGCTCCCCAAATTACGATACCTGCATTTGTTCTGGAAGTGATACACACTACACCAACAGGGTTAAGCTGTCCTACGTCAGAGTCAGTCAGCTTTCTCTCCATAGACAGGAAACCTCTAACTACTGCGTCAACACCTGCCGGGGCTTTCTTGATACCCTGTTCACCGATTACTCTGGAATACACACCCATAACGTGTCCACAGGTAGGAACAAGTTTCTGACCATTTGTAAGAGGGTCAGACACATATCCCCAAGGATAAGCAAGAATACCACCGAAAGCACTGATAGACTTTCTGTAATCTTTAGTCTCCTTGACTGTAGAACCTACAGGCATGTCTAAAATCGGGAACAGCATATGTGCGTCACAGTAAGTCATAATACCGTCATTTACAGTATTAGAAGTCTCACCCGGAATACCTAAGAAGGTAGCGTCATCAATGACACTGCAAACCTCTAAAGCAGATACAAAATCTGTATCTTCAAGGTCTTCAACACCATCATTGCCACCTGTAAGAGTGATAGTCTCTTCTGTAAGCTGTGTAACTTCTCCTGTCTTACTTGCAACAATCCAGTTAGAAGCAATCATGTTGGTGTTGATAGCGTCTACAATAGTGTCCTTTGTAACTTCTGTGATAGTAGCAACACCATCATCTGAACTACTCATTGTAATCACTACATCAAACACCTCATTTGTGCTTGAAACCCACTCAGCGTTTTTCTTAATCTCAATCTTCGGAGCAATATTTCCTTCATACTTTGCTTCAAAGGTAAGACCTGCATTTGTTGTTCCAACTTTCCTTGCTTTCGCCGCAGTGTCAGAAGCAACACGGACAACATAAACTTGACTACCACCATTAGCAAAGAAACCATACACAGCATACGGAAGGTCACTGTTTGCCATAAAAGGTGTGTCAAGACCACTTGCAAAGTTCTGAATGAACTCAGACCAAGAAGACACTAAAACAGGCTCACCAATCGGACCACTCTTCATAGCACCAATCAGAATACCGATTGTAGAACTTGCTTGCTGAATAGGACTTGCACCTGTGGATACGTCTTGGATATATACATCAGGTCTGTTAAAATCCATAATCTATTCCTCCTTATCATTTTCTTCCGCTTTTGTTGTAGCGGTCTTTGTAGGCTGTTTCTTTTCAGCCTTTTTATCAGGACTATGTTCAAGAACTACAATCCTGAATTTACTCTGAGATAACTGCTCAAGGTATGGAGTTACCTGTGAGTCTTTTAAACTAACACTTTGCCCCGGAAAGAGTCTAAGTGTTGTCTTGTCTGCCAGTGTACAAACCAACTTTCTGTTTGTACTGACGTTCTTAACTGCAAACATTAGGTGTTTCCTCCTTCCTTCTGTTCTGCACTAAGATTTCTCTCTGCAACCATATGGACATTATAACCTACTTCGTCATCTAATTCTACCCATATCACATAAGAAATTATGGAATGGAACAACCTTTTCTGGTTCTTTAAAAGGTCTGACTCTCTTAAAGACTCATTCACGATTACATTAGAAGACCTTTCTGTTCCTCCGTCATCTACCACTTTAAGATTGAACTGTCGGAAGTGCTTTCTTAACCATGTGCTTGTCATAAGGTTAATGTCCTCTTTATATCTCGACCAAAAATCAATCTGGTAAAAGAGATTAAATGGTACAGCAGAATCCTGCATTGTGAGTAAGTTTTCTTCATCATTCCTACTCATAATAACAGGATTAGGATTATATCTTCTTGCGTCAAACCTATTGTAAAGTGGTGTAATGGTTACACATGGTATTTGTTCTTCCCTCAAATCTTCTTCTGGGTCTCTAACAAATACCATGTCTTCTGTTAAAGGGGCTTTAATTCCAGTGTCAGTCAGATAGAATACTGTATTTAAAATCTCTTGCTTGAGACCTCTTTCTACTTCTTCACTCCAAACATTTGCTGACATTGTTTACCTCCTTATGGTTCAACAATACTCTTAAACAATTCTTCCCAACTCTTTTGAAGCATATCTTTCACTTCCTCAAAAGTTGGTCTGATTAAAGGTCTAGGTGGCATACGGTCTGTTCCGTACTCAATCCAAATCATAAGTTCACTCATTTTCATTCCACCATTATGTGACTTCCACGGAGAAGCGCCAACAAAGATAGTAGAACCTGTGGTAGTAGACTTGATTCTTCTGACTTCAAGACCATTTGCTAATTGACCTGTTTCAATGAGTATTGTGGTGTCACCACCTTTTAACTCTACTGTATGTTCAGAAAGTGGTGTCCACCCTAAATCTTGACTGTAAATGTGTCCTTTCATCTTCTCAAGAACCATTTGACCGTCTTCATAAAATTTTGCTTCAAACTCAGGTTTTAACTTAACAGCCATATTGCGTAAGTGAATACCTGCTCTATTCCAATCTCCTGTCATTTGAAGTTTCAGTGACACTTAAATCACCACCCTCGTTAAGTATTTCTTCTACAAGAACACCTGTAACATCAGGTCTGTACTCACACTCAAACACCACAGTTAAAAACACATCTTCCACAAAAGTCTGTGGTTTCACATTCTTAATCTCATAGAAAGCATTATGAAATTCAATATACCCTCTTTTAAGAATATCCCAATCAGACTCACTCTGACAGGGAACACCTTTATCTCTCATGGACTTATATGTAACTGTGAACTTTGGATAGTCTTTAACCTCACTATCGGCTATTGCGTCACCTCTGTCCTTCATGTTTGTCTGTGCTTTTGCAACAAGAAGAACAGGTGTCTTGTATCTCTTGACCTTGGACTCTTTGTAGAAGCCACCAGAGGTTGAAGGATTTAAAAGATACAGCTTTACTCCGTCACTGATACCATCTGTAAACATAATAGAATACACTTCATTGATACCATCAACGAAAGCGTCTTGTATCTCTTTATTCATATCCTCCACCTCCAATGTCTTCTATGTCAATTTCTTCACCACTCATTTCTGAAAGTGTAGTAAAGGTCACTTGCTTATATCCGAATAACTGATTTCTCTCAACTGAAATAACTGCCAAATAATATTGCGTATCAGGTTTAAGTCCTGTGACTTTCTTATTGGTATTTCTAAAGTTGAGTGTGGATAACACAAGTGTTGACCCCTCTACCACTTTATCTTCTGGCTTCATTCCTTCTGCATACATATCAATTATAGGCTTCTCTCCAATATACACAAGGTACTTACCAAAGTGGTCATTGTTATAAGATGACCAACTAAAGGCTACTGACTCATTTGTAATTTCTCCTATCTTGATACGAACAATCGGAACTGGACCAAGTTCATAGTTCCTCAATGAATAGTGATTTTTGGAACGTATGGTGTTATAGGTGGTTACACCTTGTATTCCTGTATTGGGGTCTACTGTTGCTCCACCACCATTTTCAACCCAATCTTCATACTCTTCTTGTGCATTTTCAGCTAAAGCCATGTAGTGAGAAAATCTCTGTGACTGCTTTAACTGGTTGTTATTGTCTGCGGTAAGGTCAATCAGATTAGCCTTTAACACCGCAAGTTTCAAATACAACTCTTTCTTTGCAATAAGTACAATAGGATATGCAGACCCCGGTGGTAAGTCATCAAAATCTTCTGCCGAAGGATAGACCTTTGAAATACTTAACTTTAAGAAGGTGGTAAGTTCTTCATCAGTCATATTAAGATAACCAGAGTCTTCAACTCCGGCTTCTTCATTTGAAACATTTACTGCACTTCTCAATAACTCAAGAAGTTCATCAACTGTTAAAACCATAACTTAACCACCTTTCTACTTTTTACAGAGGTGCTAAAACTCCTGCTCTGTTCAGTGTCTTCTTCACAAACTCAGGTACATTGTAGCAACTTCCTGCTTTCAGGTCATACATCTCTCCACCGATAAAACATCTGTGGTCTCTTGCTACACGGATTCTTACGTCCTTCTTAACATGTACTTCCTCTTTTGTTACTTCTGTGTCTACTTCAACTTTGACTTCCGGCTCTTCTGTCTGTTCAGTGACTTCAACAGTGGGAACTTCCTCTTCTGTAGCTTCTGTAGTTGCTTCAACTACTTCTTCCTTTTCTTCTGCAACTGCTGTAGTAACTTCAACCTTAGTCTCTTCATCTTTCTTGTTTACTTTTCTTACTGCCATTTTAAATTCCTCCTAAAATAAAATTGGGGAGGGAAGATTTTGCTCTCCCTTCCCCATGTTGGTTACGAATTTGCCATAAGACCTGCTGTTTTTAACTTACCTAACAGGGAGTTAAAATCAGTCTTTAAGGTGTCAACGTCTGTTCCTGTTGCTGTGCTATCTGCTTGTATAGCCATTTGAGTGAAAGTGTCTCTTCCTTCAAGAGCAGTAATCTTATCACCAGTAGCTTTAGCGTCTGCCGCTTGACCTGACTTTGTAAGCGTGTTGTCAATGGTTACTGTAGAACCACCACTGCTACTTGCCTGAATAACTGCAAGTAACGCTTCAACCACTTCATCAGGATTTTGCTGTGCATAGAACAGAGCAGTTTTTAACCTTTCTTTTTGCTGTGATGTAATAGCCATATGTAACACCTCCTAAAATTAGGCGGTCTCAACAACAACGCCATACTCATTGTTCAGAATACCAGTACCCCAAATAGCATACCAAGCAAGAGACTGCTTACGTCCGAAGTCTTCTACTCCGTTGTCTCTTAACTCTACAGGCAGAGACCAAGCGATACCATAGTATTCATCACCAAAGATAACAGCCTGATATACGTCAGTCTTATTGCTCTCCTGCCCCTTTGCTAACTCCTGCTTATAAGACGGGTCAGTTGTTGCCGCCTTACCATTGCACATAAGGGTGGTCTCAATGAAACGAGTGTCATCAATACGACCAATCTCGCCGTTAAACAGGGCTTCCGGATTTCCGTAGTTACTTGCGTTAATCCATGCCGGGTCGTCTCTCAGGTCACGGCTCTGGTGCGGGTGTACAAAACAAATCCAGTAAGCACCTTCACGTTTCGGAGCGTTATTTGTAGAAAGAATCTCAATAGCGTCCTTGATTGTACTTACCTTCATCTTACAAGTATCATCAAGGTCTTCTCTCTGTGTAACTGCTGTTCCGTCACTCTTAGAAGCAAACACAATGTTAGTTCCAGACAGGGCAGTGTCTCTCAGTTCACAGTCAAGCACCATAGCATAGTCACGACCTAACAGAGTAGTCGTACTTGCCATAATGTCATCAAAAGAAGACTCCATCAGCAGACGAGAGTTAGATACAGCATTACCATGCTCACTAACTGTAATCTGCTTCATAGAACTGCTGAGAGCCTGAGTTGTCATATCAACTAACTCAGTCAGCTTACCACCGAGTTTCAGGTTGTTGTAAGTCATCATGGAAATTGTCAGACCCGGTTCAACACCAAGTTCGGTCTTTTCTGTTGCGAACTGTGCAAAACGCATAACAGGTAAAGCCTTAAACTCAATCTCTCTGGAATAAACCATACGGATTGCGTCAGTCAGCTTTACACCGCCATTATCTGACGTAGTTGCAGATGTAATCTGATTAGCCGCATGTGCTTTCAGAACTGCTTTTCTGATAAATCCTGCAAAAATAGAATCTTTTGCTTTCTTGTTCATCACACTATTTACCTCCTTGAAATTTATTTTAATGTGTGTGGTTGCATGAGACCTTCTTTATCTTAATCCCATCTTCTTGCGGAACTCTTTGTATTCCGGTGAACGTGGGTCTAAAGAAGCAATGTACTCCATGGAAAGTTCTTCATCTTGAACTTTAGAGGTTGCCGGATTAGTAGGACTCTTAGGTGTTCTCTTATCTTTCTTAGAAGTACCTCCTACACTCTTTCGGATTTCCTCACTTCTTGCAAGAGCAGACTCAAGACTCTTATCAAGTTCCTCAACTGTGTCACCAAACACTAACTCAGGAACTAACAGGTCTTCCTTATGCTCTGCTAAAATCTGTGCTTTGTGTGTCTTCACCTCATACTCTTTTTCAAGTTCAGTACGAACTTCCTTTTCGACCTCTTCTCTGCTTACAGGCTTCTGACCTTCAAACTCTTTGACTTTCTTCTCAAGGTCTTCTTTGTCTTTTGTCAGTGTAGCAATCTCACCTTTCAGTGTCTTTACCTCTTCACTGTCACCCTGTCCGACTGTCTTTAACTTCTCCTGTGCGTCTTTAAGCTGTTTCTCTAAATCAGCCTTTGCTAACAGGTCATCATTATGCTGTTGAGTTAAAGTCTCAATCTGCCCTTTCAGCTTTTCAATGGTCTTGTACTGCTTGTCTTTCTCTTCTTTTCTTGCCTTTGCAATCAAGTCCTCATAGTTGATTGTAGGTGTTTTCTTAGCAGGTGTTCCATCACCTTCATCTCCACCATCACCTTCTGCCGGATTCTCTTCTGCAAATGCTTTAAGAGTGAGACCTCCAAAAAGTCTTTTCACAATAGCTTCTCTAGTCATAGGTCCTACAATAATGCCACGTTTCTTCATTGTGTTATTACCTCCATACTCTTGAATTTTCTTAATACTAACACATAAAAATCCCAAAGTCTAGTAGTCTAAGGGATTTTTATGTGGATTTCACTTACTATTGTACACTTCCACCACCGTTTTGTCCAGTGATTTCAGTACGAACTTGTTCTAAAGGTGTTTGTCCATTGGTCATACCACTGTTTATTTCAGGTACTTGTTGTCCTTGCAACTGTGCTTGATACCATGCAGTCTGTAACATAGGATTAAATAACTCAGGGTGTTCCTCTCTTTCAAGGTCAATCTCTGCCAGTTTCTCATTGATGTTCTCTCTACCCATTCTCTCTAATGCTCCATGTCTACACTCAAGACCTAACTTCATCTCACTTTCAAGTTTCTGTAACTCAAGAAGTTCGTCCTTAGGAAGTGTATCAGGAAGTGTTACCTCATTGTACAGGAAGTCTTTCCTACTGATGTTATCCGGCTTCTCAATAAGACCTTCAAGTAAAGAGATATGTAAAATCATTTTATTCACAATCTCTAAACCAGTCTTAGTACAGCTTCTCTTCACCCGTGTCTTTTCAATCAGTGGAAGGTTCATATACTGTAAAGCAACACCACTTGTATTACTGATAGCATTAGCACCACCTAATACTGTCTCAGGAACACCACCAATCTCACACATAGCAGTCTTTAAAGACTCTGTATAATTAGTGCTTGCTCCTAAATCTCCTTGCAATTCAAGGTTTGCTACTTTAGCGTCTTTTGGAAGACCTCCCCACACTTTATTAGCACCCTTTTCAAGGTTTCCAATCTTAGCACCAAACACACAAGTAATAGGTGCAGAATGATAGTCAATGATTTCAGAAATATCACTCCGTTTAGTGTTCAGTTCCACATTCAGAGGAATAAGGTCTTCAAGGTCTCCCATACCATAAGTTCTTCCGGCAATCGGGAAATTCTTAATCTGGACAAACGGAATGATACCATATGGGTTCTCCATTCTGTCAATCTCTTCTTTACCTTCATACACAATGATTTCATCTCTAGTCCAGAGTTCTTTATAAATTACTGTAGTTAAAGAAGACCTCTTCCACAGAATACCTGTCTCACGCTCTTTTTCAATCGGGTACATGATAAGCATAGAGTCAACCCTGTCTTTATCATGCTGATTAAAAGTCGGGAACACAAATTGAGTAGGTACACAGGTCAGTCTTATTCTACCATCAGGATATTCCTCAAATGGGTCATCTAAATCTTCCGGCGACTCATAGGACACCTTTATCCATGCGTCACCTGCAATGGATTTCATCTGACCGATTTCTACACACAGTTCATCTCTCTTGTTACTATCCCACACTGCATTAAGGTAGTCATTGATTGTCTTCTCAACTACCTTTTCAGGATTTTCTTCTGTCTTTTCTTCTTGTGTGACAATGTTATCACCATCACTATCTAAAGACTCAACGACTACTTTAGTGTCACCCACTGTAACACCCTTCTCTTCAAGACTCATAGGTGTCTTGATAGTAAATCCCTTTCCAAACTCAAAGGAAACAAACTTGTTCACAAAAGGTCTACAGTAGTTAAATGTCACCTGTGGAGAGTCGAGGTCATCAACACCTTCCCAATGATAACCTTCATAAAAATTCCATGCTTCTTTGATTTTCTCAAGACGGAGAACTTCTTGATTTGTAAGATTTCCTTCACTAACAAGACCTCCAATATTAAGACTCTGTTCTAATCCTGTATTGTATCTGTGTTTAAAAGTATTCATGCTTTACCTCCTTCTTCTTGCAGTAAATCTATTCCTGCTTCTATTCTGTAACCCGTATCTTGATGTAGGTTTCGTGTTTCCAAACACTCTGTTTCTGTCTTTAGTCTCTGTATTATCAACTACTCCGGGTTCTCTTGCTCCCCAAAGTGCTAAAGCCCATGAGTCTGCATAATCATCATGCGCCCCTCTCTCTGGTGGGTGGCTGACTACAAGGTTACTACCACTATAACCTTTCTCAAGGTCTCCCATCTGTTGTATAAATTCCTGATATTCTTTAGTCTGTACTGTGTCAGGACTTCTTGGGAACTTTGCTCTGCCGGAATTTATCTCTTTGTCTAAGTTCTTATAGAGGTCCGACTTACTCTTTGTACTAAACACAAACAGTTCCACATCATAGCTTACATTGGCTCTTATTCTCTGACCTAAACTTGACTCTCTGGTGGCGTCCACCACTAACTTTGAAATGCGGAAATTTTTCAAGTAGTCCATAATGATTGCATACTGTTCTTCATAGTCTTCTGCAATCTCAGCACCAATCTTTAACCAGTCTTTTATATAGGTGTTATAAGCAAGATAGATTTCTTCCTCTTGTGTCTCTTCGTTAAAAGAAGACTCCATCAATACAGGATTATCCCAATCTACTTCCACTACAGTTACCACTGTACTGTCTGCGTCTTTCTTTTTCTTATCACTTCCACCACCTACATCAATTCCGGCAGTATGATTAGCAACAAGGTCTCTGTCTACCCTATCAAGAAATACATCACCACAGTCTTCTTCTAACTGGTCTATATCAACAAACATACCTCTTGATATAATCCACTCAAGGTTGTAGGACATCCTGAACTCGTCACTGTTCTCACCTAAACTTCTTTTCTCCCTTTCAATGTACTTTGCGTACTTAGGATTGTACTTCTGAACCACCTTATAGTTATATTCAAAATGATTTCTGATTTTGATTTTCTTCTCTTCGTAGTCCTTCTTATTTCTCTGAATAGCTTCATAGAAATCACCCTTAAAGGTGGTTGCAGTACCAATCTTACAGATTGTAGCATTGTAAGCCGCACCCATAGGGTGAATGGATTTTCTTATCTTGTAGTTAGAAATATCCTGACACTCTTCACAGATAATAAACTTAAATGACTCACCCTCAATATTACTTCCGTCACTAGCTGAGATAGCAGTTACAAAAGAACCATTAGTAAGTGCTACTGTCTGACCATTTGATGTAGAGAACTCCAATCTAAAGTCAGGGTCTTCAAGTATTGCCATACTCTCTTTACACTGGATTCTTGACTTCATACGTCTGTAAGTAATCTGCGCCTGTCTTTGACTCGGAGCAAAAATTCCTACCCACAGACCATCTTTAAACATTTGAAGTCTTGGGTCATCTGCGAACATAGGCATGTTTGCCAACTGAGGTAAGATAATCATAAGACCACCTACAGTAATAGCAATAGTCTCTGTCTTACCACTCTGACGGGCAAATAGAGCAGTTATTTCAGCACCGTCATTTTCAAGAACTGACCGTATAATTCTCTTTGAGAACTGTGTCTGATACTTATACATTACTCTGCCAGAATACACTTCACAGAAATTATAAATCCTATCTACTAACTCTGTTGTACTTATTCTTCCGGCATAGGCTCTCTCAACATAGTGTTCTGTAAAAAAGTCCGTAATAATTGCTAAAATCAGTCTCACGTTAAATATCACTATTCTTAAAATCCTATACACTTTCTCACCTCAATTCTTCACATAATAAAAAGGCAGAGTCGTAAAACTCTGCCTAAAGTATATACCAATTATGCTTAATTGTCCATACTGCTATTATCTTTTGAACCCTCTGCTGTATCTGCTGTTTCTCTTGTAGTCTGTTATCTGTTTATTGTTTTGTTTACTGCAAACTCTTACCACCTTGTCACAGGTCTTTTCATCAAACATTCCTATATGACACTTCTCTAAAGGAATGTTCAGCATTGCTGACAACCATATGTAGGCTTCTCGTCTTGTCATCAAACCTGACTTCCACAGTGGGTCAAAAGCTGAGTGCGCTCTATTCTTTGCGTGTCTTAAATTCTTATTGGCAAGTCTGCCTAAAGGAATTGTGGTGTTTGGGTGACACCCTACATAAGCGTCACACTGAGGAAAATTACTGCACACCCACATCTTACCATAATTCTTATTGTTGTGATACACATAGTTTGAATCTCTTAAAACTACTGGTGCACCACAGTAAGGACATTTCTTAGTAAAGCCATAATTGTGAGTATCTCTGCTCTTCTTACCCATTTTCGTACCTCACATAATATGTTCATTCCATACACAGGCGAGTGGAGATTTATCTGGTCTTAACCTTAAAAATCTTGGGTGTCTCATTTTACCTGTGTCTTTAAACAGTTCATTGGCTTTTACTTCGATAACATCTCCCTCAAATACATATCTCTTCCAATCTGGACTGTTTACAATATTCTTGTTGTTCTTCTCATTGTCTTTTGTGATAACACAAGTCTCTCCGGTTTTTCTGTTTACCCATGTAAAAGAGAACTTCATTCTCATGTCATCATCAAATCCGGCACAATCACCTACTTCTACAACTTTAACTGTCTCACCCTCTAACAGCATAGTCTCAATCTCAAACTTCTTGCTCTTCGGAAGTTTTGCAATTTCATCATCAGTAATGATTACACCATATCTGATATTACCAATCATGTGATAGTAATAAAATCTGGTGACTGGTGTGTACCCCTTATTTAAAAGGTCTTTTGCTGACTGTTCAGAGGTTTCAGAAACACTCAGTCTGTTATCATCACTATCTACCCAATAACTCCACCTGTCTTTAGGGAACTTGCCCTCATATACATCTGTAGGTTCTGTAAATCCCATGATAATAACTTCTCTTGTCAGGAATTTCTTTATCTTCTGATACTCTCTTCCCCTTTTATGGTAATACTTACCACTCTTGGGTTTCACAATGACTCCCTCACCACCCGTTGATACAATCAACTCATAATAGGCTTTAGGAGTCAGAACATCATTACCCTTTAAAGACTTATACAACTCAGGATAATTGTCCTTATTGTCCTCAAGTTCAAGTAAAAACTGGTCTTCATTAAACTCTCCGACTCTTTTCATGCACTCACAGTAACAAGAAACTGTCTCTCCATTACTGTCTCTCAGCACATCACCACACACATAGTACGGAACAAACTCAATATAAGGACTATTTACTTCCTCCACAACTCTCTTGAGATATTCTTTTCTGTCAATCAGTGGCATACGTCTAAGGTCTATACCCTTATATTTGATAATATCAAAAGCATGAAGAGAAATAAATCCCTTTTCAACTTGTCGGTCTACTGCTCTATCCCATAGACAATTCAATGTGCTTGATACTTCTTTAAATGGCTGTCCATTTATGAACATCTCACCATCAATTACTGTTCCATCTAAATCAGGAACATCTATATCCCTTATCTGAGGAACACTGTCTGTATTCTCTGTATAGAAACCTGACTTCTTACTGATACGTCTGCTAAACACTCTACAGTACCCGACTTTATCTCCGCTCAATGTCTCTTGAGAGAAGAACTGAACAATACCTCTTGTACCGTCAAACTTCTCTTCAATGATATTATCAGAACTTGACAACTCTACTTCCTGCTGTTCTTCACTGTCAATCTCTTTCGCAGTCATAGGCTCATAGCCTTTAACACCTGCAAACTGAAATGCTTCTGGACAATTCCATTCATCTAAAGGGAACATTTCAAGTAACTCTTCTACAGTACCGTCTTCACATGGAGCGTACAGTTTATTATCTTCTCCCCGGTAAATCTTCGGGAACAATTTTTGACTCATTAGATACCCTCACTTTCTAAGTTGATATTTACATTATATCACATAAGAGACTGTTTATAAAATCACTCCTGAATGTCATCAGGTGTTTCTTCACTTGCTGTCTCCCTAAGTTCTTTCAACTTGTATCTTCTCAACTCCTGCTTCATGCTTTCATTCTCTTTTATCAACTTCATAAAGTGAGCATATACCCTTCTCTTGTGTTGGTCTTTTGTGGACTGTACCATGGAAATACAATACTGTTCTAACTGTTCAGGTGTTAAAGAAACTGGAACTTCCGGCTCTTTTTCTGTCTCTGGTACAATTCCTGCTTCTCTTAAAATCTCACTCTGCTTTCTTCCACCATGAAAGGTCACATCAATTACTTCACAATTACCCGGAACGTGTGGCATATCATTCTCTCCCTTCTTTTACTTCTATAATCTCATTTAACAGTGCTGAAATGTTATTAGTCTTGTCCATAGACTCTATAGGTTCAAGAGTATTACCCTCAAGCAAGGCTTTCTCAAGACGTTCTGCCAGTCCATCTTTCACAATAATGTGGCAATAGATAATAGGGTTACAGATACCAACATCAGGATTATAAACACCTATGGGCATGAATTGAGAATTAAACATAATATTCTGATTTTCTCTTTTTGTGCAATCCATGACTTTTGCTACCGCTGAACTGGACATAAACATTAAAAGGTCATATCCCTTATGTGGTAATACTTCCGCAAGGTTGAGTGATACATAATACTTGTCATTATGTTTCACCACAAGATTACTGTAAGCAGTTCTGATTGAAGTGATAAAGGACACTGGAACATACCCTTTCTCAAGTGCTTCTTTTACATCATTAAAGTATTCCAGATTGTTCAGTATGCTTTCAATATCAACATCTTTCTGCACCACATTCTTCTGTTTTAAAAGTGTCTTCGATATGCAAGCAATCATCTTCATTCCTCCTTTAATAAAAATATGGGAGCAGATTTCTCCACTCCCATATTATCATAACTAACTGATGTATTCAACCTTACTCGGCTTCGTACTTGTTTCCACACACTTCACAGATGAAGACTTTACCCTTCTTATCATATTTCAGTGCATGTCCACAACAGTAGTTCTCTTCATTGATTTCATAAGGCTCACCCGGCTCGTTGGTGTTACCCTCGTCATCAATCATACGCTTCTTGGTCTCAAGGTACAGTGCAACAAGGTCCTCAAACTCATAGTCATCACCTAACTGGTCAAGTTCGTCCTGAGTGCAGGTGTTCTCACAGAATGTACTGATGTCCTCTTCTGTAATCTGCTCATTCTCAATAGATTCAATGGTCTCTTCCATCATAGCATGAACAGCTTCGGCTCTTTCCTCTGTCATATTCTCAGGATTGTTTACACCGTCCGGGTCATACTCTTCAAAGTATGAGTCAGCACTAAACTCTGCTTCATCTTCGGACTCGTCCTCTGCTACTTCACTATCTTCTGCTTCGGTCTCTTCAACTTCTTCCTCAGACTCTTCCTCGTCTTCGTCATCAATGTCAATGAGACCATCTGCAAGTGCTTTTGCAAGGAGCATTGTAATATCAGACTTCTTACCACTTGCTTTAATACCTACATCTGCAAGCACTTCGGCAATCTCTTCAACGTCTGTCTCTTCGGCAATCTCTTTTGCCTTGTCAATAAACTCCTGCGGAACAACCTCTTCTGTCTTCTTAGACTTTTTCAGACCGCCCTTTTTGGCTTTGTCAATCGGAACAACTTTGTTCTCGTCTTCTACTGCACCTTCATCACCCTCTTCTGTAGGCTCTGCTGTAACCTCAACATCAAGGGCTAAAATTCTCGCTGTGATTTCATCACGCTTGCCTGTACACGGAACACCTAAACTTGCGCCCAGCTTTTTCAGTTCATTGTACTTCATGGAATCAAGCTGTTCTTTGGAGAACTTACCTGTCACTGTAGCAGGTGCTTCTGTCTCTTCCGGCTTGTTCATAGGCTCTTCTGTCTGTGCCTTTTCTCTTCTGGACACTGACCTTGACTTCGGTGCTTCTCTTACAACCTCTTCACCTGCAAGTTCATCTCTCAAAACAGTAAGTCCTTCAATAACAGTATTCAGTCCTTCAATAATTCTCTCGTTTTTCATGTGATTACCTCCATATAATTCTTTGATAATTTTTAGAGCGGTTCGCTCTTCATGGTTAAAGTATAGCATTAGTGTTTCTTAGTGTCAAACACCTGTGGTAGCAAGTCCTTTGCTCTATTTTTAAGATAGGTTACTTTCTCTTCTATCTTAACCATTTCACAAAAAAGACCTTTTACTGCTTCTGTCTTATCCTCTAAAGATATAGTATCAGAAGCCATGATAGCTTCTCTTCTTGCGTTTAACTCATTGTAAGCACTACTCATAAGAAGAACAAGACCATTTATAGTTCCGACATTCATCTTATCGGCTTCTTTCTTAAAGTCTTCCATAGAACTATCTATGAGAACTCCTAAAGCTGACTGTTCCACTTTTACACCTCCTTTATTCTTGTAGTCTCAAATTGATATGTGCCATAGTGTATAGCAACACACAAGCCGACAATGCTCTTACCACATTATAATCAATAAAAATATAATAAGAAGCATAAACAACTCCGGCACACATAACAATAAATGTGAAAAGCATGACTACCTTTCTCACTAAATCAAGAAACTTAGTCCACGCTCTTACAAAGTTATCCCTAATCTTATTCAATCGGTAATTTTTCATAATGCAACAACCTCCTTAATTATCAACCCCATTTCTATTGCTTTTGTTTCATATCTATTTAAAAGCCTGTAAAACTCAGGGTCGTGCATAACACCTTTCACTCTAACATAGTTAGGATTAGTATATTGTAGGTGGTGACACACCTCATGGATAGTATGGTAAAGCACCGTTGAATATGAGAACATAAACTTCATGTTCTTTGTCCTGTAGGGATAAATTCTCACTTCTGCCCTCTTGTCTTCATATGCAGGAAAGTATCTACCATAAAAACACTTGCTATAAGGTCTTATGACTAAATCAAATTCCTCTACAGGAAGGTTGAGGGCTTTCAAGTCTTCTTCTAGCCTGTCATGTAACTCTTCCCTACTGAGCATATTAAACAACCTCCTTACTCTGTAGGGAAGAGTATAACACATATCAGCCACATTGTCTAACTTATGCAACTAACATTCCTCCTGCGGCTCTCTCATATTCGACCCTTTTATCAAGTGTGAAGTTCTGTGCTACTTGTGTGATTGAGTTAATCAGACCCCATCTGGTCTTCTCATAAACACCATCTGTCATAAGCTGAATAACTTTCTTCACACCATCTTCTGGCATAAGAGTCTGAGACTTCACTCTATGAATTAACTCATTTAAAGAATCCTCATTCTTAAAAGCACTCTCAAGAGAAACACCTGCTGTGTTCACAATGCTTTCAGTAACCTTATCAATGATAGGATTTACTAAATCCATTGCGTTCTCTAAGTTTGAAGCAAAGTCTTCAATAGTGATACCTCTATGTCTCTGGTGGAACAAAACACCAAAACGCTTTGGAACAATCAGTCCATTAGTGCATACTTTCTTCCAGATGAAGAAATTGATTGTAAGGTTACTTCTGCCAACATCACTTGAGTCAATAGAGAACCCCGGATAAAGGTCTTCACTGTCAATAGGAAGCTGATGTGGTGACACCAATCTGATATGAAGTCTTTCTTCATTCAGAAAATAACCCTTAATATTAAAATCATCTACCGGGAAACTATTCTGCATGGTGTTTAAAATAGTAGGAGTATCACATACAGAATATCTTGGTGTGAGAACACCTCTGATTGTTCCATTATACTCACGGATAAATAAGTCTTTGTTAAAATCTTCAAGCCATGAGTTAAGGTTATCTTGTGCAAGTTCAATTCTTCCTGTTCCAATACACTTTCTCATGTAATCAGCAGGAACTCCCACTTTATTACACAACTGCCCCATTCCCCATTTTGAAATAGCAGGACTTCTCACTTCTCCCTGTTCTGTAACATAAGTGATACCTGCAAGGTCATTCAGTCTGAGTCTTTCAGAATTTACAGACCTTACAACATAATCTGAACACATACTCTGGATTTCTTCGGACCGGGAAAGAATACCTCCAAAGGTCATTTTCTTCATATCAAGTAATTCTCTGGTATCTTCTTCTTTAACTTCCGGGTTTGGTAACTGAATAACTTCTGCTAAAGTAACCTTTCTTCTAAGTTTCATTGCTATTTCTCCTTTCTTATTAAGTCGCTGTTGACTTTCTGACACAAGTATAAATTAAATAAGAAAAGAGGTCAAACACTCCACTGTGCAAGACCTCTTCTTATCTTTAAATGTCTTCTATTAACACTACTCTCTTAAACAGACCTACTCCAATCGGACTTCTCTTGAGGTTCTTCACCGCTTCTTCTTTTGTGCTGAAAGCGTTCCATGAAGCTAAATGATTACCATTAACACTGTCTAAAATAGGTTTCCCTACAATATAATCTCTGCTAAACACTACTGCTTCTGCCCCTTCAATATCAAGGTCTCTTATTGGGCTGTCCTTTCTCTTTGCAAGTTCTCTCATTAACTGCTCTGTGGAAATACTGGACACCTGAAAGTCAATGTTCTCAACTCTCTCAAAACGATAAGTCTGTCCTGTCACATTGTCTTTTCTGTCTTTAATGTAAAGAGTCATTTCATCACCAAACTGTTCAGTAGTGTCATGGTCCGAAACAAAGTCTTCAACTGACCTTACCCACGGAATTTCTTCCGGGTGACACACATTCACATACTGGCACATGAACTCACCAGTTGTACAGTCTCTTATTACATTCAACACATAGAAATACTGACCTTTAAAGTGTCTATATAATCCGGGCTTTACAATCACTTTATTCTGCATAACAATTCCTCCTATAAAATACACCCGCACAACTAAATGTCATGCAGGTGCCTCTTATTACCTTGTCGGCAGAGTTTCAACAATAGAGTCAATGACCTTTCTTACATCACTTGCACCTGTTCCGATGGAACTGTACACATTGATAACGTCAATCACCCTCTCGGAAAATCCCGTAATCAGGTTCTTGCGAAAATCATCAGTGTTTGCAATAGTGAACTCATTGCCTAACAGATTATCCAGATACAGCTTCTTGATAATCTTCTTCTCAAAAAGAGCATTTAACTCTCCATCAGTATTAAATCTTCTGCCAGAACCATAGTAGTAGCTGTTGGTTATCAGACTAAAAGACTTACCTCTGGAACTGTAGCAGTCTCCGTCAGACAGAATAATGAGATTATCGTACATTCCCGGCTTACTGTTCTGCTTAATGGTGTGAAGTGCAACATCAAGGTAAGTTCCACCTCCAACATGGTGTCTCATAATGGTCTTCATAATATCCATGACAGTAGACTTTCTGGAAATGTCAGTCACCTGCTCACAGGTATTGGCAAACACATACACATCTGCAATACCTTTCTTAAAGCAGATTGCTCCTAACATACATGCAACAACATCTGCTGTCACATTAGAAGCACCAGACACAGGATAATCCATAGAATCAGAACGGTCAATAAGAATAGCACTGTAACCTTCAATGTCCTGTAAGTTATCAATAGACAGGTCTAATGCTTCTACTAAAGCGTCCATGACTCTTCTCTTTCCGGCAGAATTACTCAGTTTAGAAACTTCCTCATATGCACTGTAAAATCTGAAAGGTAACAGTCTGGACTTCTGCACTTCTTTCTTATTGGTAAGTTTAGCCACAATACTGTCAACAGCTTCTTTGTCATCAAACATTCCGGCTTTATCAAGTGCTACAAGGTTCTTTACAATAGCCATGACTGTAGAGGTGTCAATGGACTTCTTAACATCAGCCTTTGTAGACTTACTGTTCTTATTCTTGGACTTTGCAAGTTCAGACTGTACCTGCTTAGTCTCTTCACTTCCACCGAACTCTACATCACCCTCAATGACTCTCTTAAAGAAGTCACTTCTTACTTTACTTCTCTCCGGGTTAGGTCTTAACAGCTTGATACAGTCAGCCATAGACACTTCTTTATTCTCACCTAATGCCTTAGATAACTGATATTCATTAAAGGACTCTAACTTAAATTGAAGAGCCTTTCTTAACTGCATAGGTAAAGGCTGATTTCTGTGAGTGGTCTTATTCTTACCACGACCTTTTGTAGTCACTTCAAAACCAAACACGTTCATCTGCATAGCCATTACATCAAGAATGTCTTTACCTCTTCTTACAATGTAATCACTGTAAGTCTGTAACTTATTTCTTCCGGTCACTTCATCAAGGAAGTTCTCACCCTTAAATCTTGGGTCATTAAAACAAGCTGTCAGCACTGCCAGAGGATACTGAATCATGTTATACTCTCTGCCAATTCTGGATACTTTCAGGGCATACTCAATATCCTCGTCAGGGATTTCAGAGATAAGTCTTTGGATTTCTTTAAAATCACTCTCCGCAGTTCTCTTCTCATAGAACGTGCTTTCACCGAAGAAAGAACCTAACACTTTGCTAAACAGTGTTTCAAGAGTGTCTAACTTATGCACAACACTTCCTTCATGGTTCACCGTCTTTCTTCATTGTCACTTTCCCTCTTTTACTGTTCATAGTTGCCATGATACATTCCTCCATTCTTTCATGTGTTTATTATAAATAAAAAGACCTCACAATTCGGGAAGATTGTGAAGTCCTTCATTTAACTTTATGTAATTTGAAGTAGGAAGAAAACCATTATTGTATGAAATCAAAATGCTTCATTAAAAGTGAAGTGCCTTACCTTTAGGCTATTTGTCGAATATCGGCTGACAAAGAAGGAATCGAACCTTCAAAATGATGTAAACAATAATTACACAATCCTACTACAATAATTACTATGTTAAAATTCAGGAGCAAAACCATTTAGCTGTAAATCTTCATTGAAGGTTTTCAAGACCTCTGCGTTTTCCAATTTCGCCAAATCGGCAATGTTGAGCCGAATATCGGAGTCGAACCGATAAATTATGATGTAAGCTAAATGTACACAACCCAAATTGTACGCCCCATGACGAGACTTGAACTCGCAATCTCTACCGTGACAGGGTAGTGAGTTAACCAATTACTCCACACAGGGTTAAAGTGGAGAGAAACGATAAAGTCTTTTGTTGTTATCACTACAGGAATCGAACCTGTGACTTTTTCTTTGACATAGAAATGTGCTAACCACTGCACTAAATGATGTAAACTTTATCTACACAACCACTTAATACTAGGTAGGAGAATCGAACTCCTGTTACCTCCGTGAAAGGGAGGTGTCTTAACCTCTTGACTAACCTAGCTTATAAGGAAGAAAAGCGTTTAAGACTTTACTGTTTCATACAGTAGGATTTGAACCTACAATCTCAATTTCCCAAAAATTGTGCCTGAACCATTCGGCTTTATATGATGTAATCTTAAACTACACATTCCTTATTTCTTAACCTCACGCTTGTTTCTTATCAGCGTTACAAGGTTAAACGCTTGTTTCAGCGTGGTTAAATCATATCACACTTAAAACAAACTGTCAACTGCCCTTGTTGGACTCGAACCAACACAATGCAGGAGTCAAAGTCCTGTGCCTTACCATTTGGCGAAAGGGCAATAAAAAGAGCCAATGGTGGGAGTCGAACCCACAACCTATCGCTTACAAGGCGATTGCTCTGCCAATTGAGCTACACGGGCTTAAAGCTGACACTTTCTCACGCATTTACCATAACTGCTAGTGACACTCTTCTTAGTTATCACCAACAGCACAGTCGAGTGGAGGGGCTGTCAGCACACCTAAATGGCTTATCCTCAACACATGAAAGTTGAGAGTGTTTAGGAGAGTGAAAGGAATCCTGCCAATGGATAGAAAAGACTCTCCAATCGGAATGACACGATTTGAACGTGCGACTTCTAGTTCCCAAAACTAGCGTTCTACCAAGCTGAACTACATTCCGATATGAAGTCACTGTGATAGGAAGTCCGGCTGTTATACTTCGTTCACACTTCATTGGATAGACTAAAGTGATTTCGGCAACTATCTCCCTGTCTGCTACTCATACATATCCGTGTTGTCTATCAACACCTTTCGCTTTGGCAATCAACAGGTTTGTGACTTCTTCACCGTTTTTGTTTTGAGTCCTCCGTATTCGGAATACCTCAGTAAGTCGGGTGATAGGACTTAGCTGACTCAGCAGGACTTGAACCTGCGACTTCCTGATTAACAGTCAGGCGTTCTACCAACTGAACTATGAGCCATCAATCACACTTATTAAGGTAAGTCATTGTAGGCTTTCCACCTACTTTGCAGGTTTGGTAGTTGACACTCAACTCACAAAGTTGTTTTACCTTGTTCTTCGATTGCTCTTCACAAGAAACCTTACGGATTTGTTTCCACTGACTATTGCTATACAGTCTTAACCAACATGGGGATACAGGCTGTACAACTCACTATTGACTTACCAACGGAGTGTAGAGGACTTGAACCTCTGCGTCATTTCTGACCTAAGAGTTTAGCAAACTCTCCCCTTCACCAACTTGGGTAACACTCCATAATACTGATGATGGGATTTGAACCCATACTCTCTAAACGAGAAGAAGATTTTAAGTCTTCTGTGTCTGCCATTCCACCACATCAGTACATTACTGAGCAGTGACCCTTACTACTCAGTAACGTCAGGAAGATAATACAATGTAAAAATCATTCCTGCACCTCATTCTTGCGTCTTCTCTTGAAGACATTTCAGAGTATAACACTAAACAGAACTTTAGTCAAGCAAGCCATTTTCATCAAGCACCTCTAAAATGGTGTTGTTTAACTTCCTCCACATTTTCATATACCACACTGCGAATTTCTCTTCTGTGTCATCATCAACATCAAGACCACTCTCCGCAACAAAAGCGTGGAAGACTTCATGTGCTACAATCTCTTGTGTCCTGTTATCTCTTTCTTCTTCACAGGTAACACCTTCAAGTGAATGGTGTATTTTCAAAACGTGCTGATATTGTCTACACTCTCCATCATTCTCTTCACACAGGTCAATCGCTTTCCTATCACCAAGTCTGACTTCATAAGGTGTTCCTAATACTGTTACTTCTTTCATCACTGACCTCCTATATGTAATAAGGAACTACCAAGAACAGAGTTATCACAGTAAACAACACTAAATAGAACCACTTGTATTTCAGGTCAATCAGTAAAAGTTTAGGGTCTTTCTCTCTTGCCATCATATACACTAAACAGCATATCCAACAAAACAGCATAAACACTAAAACCACCGTGGATAAAAAATCAGTCATATCTGTACCTCACTTTCTTTTCTTAATCTGCTCACATTATAACTCACACTTTAAAGCAGGTCAACTCAGTCCTCACTGCCATTAAGTCATTAACAATAAGTTATTTAATATTATTTATATAATATATAATAATTAGTATTAAAGACTTAATGCCACAGCACCTCAATTTATGGACTATTACTGTAACTTGCTGTTTTTAGCGTCTTTTCATCACCACAGGAATGGTGTTTTAGGACCACTACCACAGTCACAATTTTTACCACAGAATTTTCACACCTCACTTTCTCACCTTTTTCACATAATACCTCACTCACAACGGGTACACGGGTTATTTTATACACTACCTTACCAAAATGGCAACCAATTCTGAGGTACTAGGCGCAGTCTCAGCAGTCCACAGACCATTTAAGGGTGGGTACTACTATGGATTTTGGGTAGACTCAAAAATTTTTCTGTTATTTTGTCGAACCTAAAAGTCTCCTTTAACACATAAAATATTATTTTGCATAAAATATACATTTCAATCATTTTTATTCAAAAATTTTTTTAAAATCATTCAAGTTATGCACAACATATGCACAACACTACATAGTGTGGCACACATACACTACATATAGTATATACTATGTACTATATACACTATGTATATACTACATATTGTGTTATTAAATATAGAATGAATAATGTATATTTATTACTTTATTATACACTGATATACACTATATACATTACTTTATTTTAAACCACATTCTTACACTTATATACATTACCAATTTTCAAGCGGAATATGTATATATGGGTTCCTCCCATATCCTCTTATATATGACTATTATATACCTGCCACCCTCCCCTCTTTCTATGTATGTACATACTCCAATTTTCACGGGGCTATTTTCAAAAGTACATATTTACCTTTCCGGCTTCACCTCTTTCTCAATTTTAATGTATTGAGCCGGATTACTGGTTAAACACTTATGACTAAATAACACTTCTCCGGCACATTTACTCCAAAACACCTACAAAGACTCACCTATAAACACTTGTGCATATAACCAAAAAAGAAGAGGTGTCATGGTGGACACCTCTCCTACTATTCACTTAGAACTCTATATTGAGTTCCTCACACTTATCACTCACACTTTCTAAATTCTCAAGCACATCACCTAAAGCACTGATAGGGAAGTGTACTGTCTTTCCCTTCAAGTACCCTGTATATGCTTCACTCTCTCTGTACATCTGTACAAACACACAGGCAGGTGCTTCATCATCATCAAACCTCTTCACCGACATTTCAATGTAATCTCTGTTGATTTTCTCCGGGTTCTTAAAAGAAGGATATTCTCTCACCAGAAATCTCATTGGTGGGAACATAGGTCTGTAACCATCAGGTGGAAGTTTGTTCTCTTTCTTCTCTCTCTTCTTAGGCTGTTCCTCCTGTGGTGTTACTGACTTCTTCAACTCTGTCCTTTTCACTGGTCTCAGTTTCATACTAAAACACTCCTTTCATCTTAATCACACTTTTATTGATAGAGTATAAACCACTCTATTGAGGACAGGACTGTATTTCAAGTCCTGCGCTCTAACAATGGTTTACAGGTCGAGAAGACCTTTCATCAGCTTCTCCATTGCACTGTGTCTGACAAAATCACTTGCAAGCTGTTTCACAGTGATACCCTGTTTCTCAGCTTCTTCGTCCATGAACTTCTTGAGACCCGTCTCAGGGTCATGTGTATGTAACAAAGTATTCACTTTAACAAGTGTCTCCTGAACTTCGTCAGTGAAGATAATGAACTGCACCTGCGCATAAGGACTGGACGTTGCAAGTTTGAGACTTCTTACATCTGCCAGATTTTCGTCACTTGTACATAACATATCTTTGACCTCAATAAGCATTTTTCTCACCTGAACGAGTTTCTGAATTGCTTCTGCCGGGATATTACTATCAGGAATGTCCTCACAGGTCAGTGGAGGATTGTCATAATCAAAGTCATTTCCACCCTTTAAATCGGTGGGGGAAGACTCTTCACCAATACCTAACATAGCTTTCAGTTCCTCCGGCATGTCATCAAACAGTTTTCTCATTGTAACACTCTCCTTTTCTTTCACTCTTATGTGTTTAGTTACTGAGTCCTTGTAATGAACTCATTCTCGCCCTCAAGGTGTGTAGGCTTGAGAGCAAGGTCAATTCATTACCCTATCAAGTGTGTTTTGAAGAGTGTTATATTAGTAATCGGTGTAGTGTTCTGCCACTAAATCACCGTTACTGTCATAAACAGAAGTACATAACTTAGGAGTTTCCCCGACGATTTCTTTATCAGTCACAAGACAACACCTGATTGTAAATGCTGTAGTGATAGCACCTTCATCTCTTTGTGTAATCTCTATGTTCATGTAACCGTCTTTTCTTCTAGGTCCTCCTGTCAATTCAGTCTTTCTACCTTCAATATCAGCACTGATATAAAATGGTCTTACTGACATAGCTTTATCTCCTTTCACTAAACACTCACACTGTATCAAGAGTACCTCTTGGCACTCACTCTCACACACCACATCTTTCAGTGGTGTGCAAGGTCAATGTCAAGCCATTGCTTTCATGTACTGGTCATACAACTGAATACCTATCTCATTATATACGTCTAAATCCTCTCTGATAAGTCTGCGGATAATCATTGAAATCTGCTTTAGTGCAGTCCATTTGTTATCCTCACAACACTGGATAGTGTCAAAATATACATCTGGACTCACTTCATGCCGTCTTTCTCTGAACTCATTCTGCAACCTGTCAGCATAGCAGTAGTCCTTGACTCTTTCATCAAGTTTGGCGTTGAGATAGGTCTCCTTATCTACATAAGCGACTGCAAACACACTGTAACCTTGTGACTTGTATGACTGTAGAGTTAAAATCCTGTAGGTCTTTCTTCTCAACACCTCGTCAGTGTTTTTCTCAGGCAGGAAGAATAAAACTACTTCCTCCCCCTTTTTGCTAATCAGCTTGTAGATAATGTAATCACCTTTCTTCATAAGTACACTCTCCTTTACACTTTATACACACTCTTGATAGGAGTACCTTTCAGCACTCATTCTCACACACCTCCCCGAAGGGGAGATGTGCAAGGTCAGTGTTGACTGATTGTTATTCGACTTCACCCACAAGACGATACACTTCAAACTCCATCTGGTTTGAATATCTGAAACCGTCTTCTGTCACTTTCATGTCCTCTGGTGCAATGATATAAGGTGCGTCAGTGTAACTAGAGACACCAATCGCAAGTGTTCCTTCATCACTTAAATAGATACAGGACACTAAATCAAGGTCATTGTCAAACTCCTTCGGCTTTTTCACTGTCTTGATAGGACAATAATCAAACTGCCGGAGAAGTCTTGAAGTCCAGTAGAACGCAAAGTAGATTTCCTCTTCATTCTTGAGTGCTTCTGCAAGGTCTTTAAAGTCTTTAATGTCCTGTGCTTTTTCAAGTGTACCGAACTGAACTTCAAAGCTGTCTGCAAAAACGTCTGCAATGTCAAAGGCTCTTCCTTTGGCGTCACTCTTCTTCACCGCTGACTTCTTTTCAGGTGCTTTCTTTGCCGGGGCTTTCTTCTCAGCAGGTTTCTTTTCAGACTTCTCTTCCGCAGGAGTTTCCTCTTTTGGTTCAGCAGTCTTTTTCTTCAAGGTCTTCTTCACCGAATTTGCAGGTGCAGGAGTCGCTTCTGCCGGAGTTAAAACACTCAGAACCTCTTTTACAAGGCTTCTAAGGTCTGTGATTCCAACAGATTTAGCGTCTTTCTTCCATGCGTTTGCAGTGTAAGTGATTCTGTCCTTCAAAGACTTGTCTTTAACCTCTTTGAAATGCTCGTCAAGAAAATTCACCATCTGTTCCTTGTTCATTTTGTTTGTGTTTGTCATAATAACACTCTCCTTTTCTTATTGTTTTGTAATGTGTGTTTGGATAAGCCTATCCACTCACTACACTGAAACAGTGTAGCAAGCATATCACTCATACAGAAAATCCATTGCAGATTTTAAATTGTGAAAGTAATGTCCTTGACTCCAATCACTTGTCTGTCTGTTAAATTTGTAAGCTACTACAAAAGGTTGAGGACTATTCAAAATCTCCCCATCTTCATTGAGCCTGACTAACAAGGTGTAGTCTTTCTCTAAATTCACATCTAACTCCAACAATCTTTTCATATGATACACTCTCCTTTCAATATAGTGAGTGCATAGGCTTATGCAAGTGCCAGACACTAAACAAGCTGTCTGACACTCACACCTACAATAAGAGTGTGAGTATGTGTTTTCACTTTCTCTACCAGTTTAGCTTGTCTCTTGTTTTGGTCTGCTAAAATGCACGACTTCTCCAACTTGAGATTTCACTACTTAATAAAGCACTTATTCAATTATCAAAGTACAAGACTATGTTTCATCACCCTGTTTCTGTCACTCAGCGGTTTCAACACGTTTTCAAGTTACTTGTCAAGGGCTGTCATGCTGTCGTGTGTTTGTGTCTGTCGCTCTTGACACTTTACACTATACGCTCTTTTTCGCACTTGTCAACACTTTTTTGCATAAAATCATAAATTTCTTTTTGACGCTCATTTTAGGGCTTTTTAGGGGCTTTTTGTCATTAGTGGGGAAATGTTCGCATAAAGGCATAAAATCGCTTTAAAGGGCATTACAGAGCGTTACAAGGGCATTATAGGCTTGTCATACTGTCAGGACTGACAGAAAACGCTGTCAGGGGCTTTTATATGGCGTTTTCAGGGCTTTTTCTGTACTATAGGCATATTATACAAGACACTTGAAAACAAGGGCTTTTCAGGGCTTCTAAAACACGTTTTGACAGGTCTTTTATAGGCTGTTTTCAAGGAATCGGACACTGATTTCAGCACTTTTTACAAAGAAAATATGACTTGTCATAAAATGCACAAAGAAAAGGTGTTTTGTTTGTGCAAGGTGCTATTTTGTTATCACATGACGAAAAAGGACTTGACAAGAACTGACAAGCTGTGATATTTAAGCACACAAAAAGACACTCTCCACATTACTAAAGAGTGTCCTTCTGTTCACGTTACTATTGGCTTATCCTATACACATTACATTGAGTGTTATTCTTCCTACAGTCTTCTTACTTTCTTCTTTATGAGACCTGTTTTCTTTCTGACAAGTTTTGTCTTCTTAGGTGTTTCCACTGGTGTTTCAGGTGCTTCCTCTACCACTGGTTTAGTGAGTCTCTTAAACCTCTTCTTGGATTTCATTAAAGGCTTATCATTTTTGATTTCCTCATAGGCTTCATCTTCCACCTCTTCTATCACATCTCTGTAATAGTCTCCATATGTGTCTAACACCGCTTGTTCAAGTCTTTTCTGTGCAGGTGATGTTCTTGGACACCTACCTTCTGCTTTCTTAGTCCTCTGGTCATGTGTTAGTGGTTTGTGTCCTAAGTAGTGTACTTCATAGTAGTCCTCACTTGTTACTTCACACACATGACGGAAATAATTTTTCCGGGTCTTAAATTTCAGTATTGCATTTTTAATAGCAACCAGACACTTATCAAAATCACTTCCACAACAGATACAGTGAAATGTAACATTGTCTATGACTCTATACCACTCACTTGTGTTCTCATTCTCAGGGTCATAACCTCCGACACACTTCTCTTCCCCTTCTATATAGATGACGGGAGAGAGTTTAGCATATTGTCCTTTCACTATATAGAAAAGACCTTTCAGTGATTCCTCATTGCTTATATGTGACATAGTGTTTCTCCTTTCTCTTTCGCTCACGTTCTGAACACATTATATCACATATCACTAAACACCTCAATCACTTGGATTTTCGAGTGTTTCCAGTGTTTTTAGTGTTCTTAAAAGGTGTTCCACATTCAGGACACTTGGTCTGTCCTTTCATAGTGATTTTAGTTACCTTACCACACTTCTCACAAGTCCTTGTCTTGTTCATTTCTTTCCTCCTTCCTTCTATATAGTATATAGAGAGGGAGTAATAAAACCACCTTCCACTTGAATGTGTCTAAACACTTGAATATTCAAGTGGTTTAAATGATTTCTGCCGGGTAAAGATTACTACCTCTCCCTATATAGTATAGAGTAGTATATAGTGTATTCCTTCCTCCCTTCTATATATAGGGAATAGGGTAATCCTCTCTTTGCAAGTGTAGTCCTCAAACACTTGCTAAATCAAGTGGTTCACTCAATTTCCGCTAAAGATTATTCCTTCTACCTCTATATAGAGAAAGAGAAGCCGGAAGGTGTTTAACACTGTGGTTAGTATAACACATACAGAGAAGAAACACAACTGTATCACCTCTAAACACTACCTGTCATAACACCTTAGACCACACCTAAACGCTGAATTTACCGAGTTTTCGTCAGAGACCTGCCGAGGTGTAGGTCTATGAGTGGTACTATCACCACTACTATAAAGGTACAGACATACTCTATATACTATCTCTTTCTATACTACTATTACTGTTATATATTCTTCTTACTACTATTTCACTTTAGCGGTTCGATTTTTCTCTATAGTCTATTCTTTCCCGGTTTATTTGTTAAAGGCTACATTATTCTCCCGGATTTATCTTTTAATCTCTCCGCTTTTCTTCTCTGCTTCTCTAACTTCTTTGCCAGTCTTAATATATTCTCTTGAGTATCACACTTATCTCCCCGGTCAACTAAAAAGTTATACTCTTTACACACCAGAATAAAAGGACAACCCATACTTACACAAGTGTTCATAATACTAATATACCTCCTTACATTGAGTCTTTATCTTATTTCTTTGCCGCTTTGTGTAATACATAATACGTTTCATTTTACAATCTTCTTTATCTGCTCCGTTAGTAAGATAACTGTTTCTTGCTTTACGCTTTTTATTCTCTGATGACATAACAACACCTCTAAATAAATCCTTCTCTGAAACCTATCAACATCATTACTATAAAAATCGCAATAAATCCTACTATGATTATTCCCGTTATAGTAAACAATGTCTTTACTACATTTCTTATAAACCTCATTCTCTTAAAATGCTTTATCCTGTTTCTCCGCATTTTCTCATTGTACCTGCGGATAAATTTCATCTGCTCTTCATCATCAATATAATTATGCACATCAATCACCCCTGTATGGTCATACTTTCTTGAAAATAGTATATCACCGAGTTTATCATATCTCATTTACATAACCTCCATTATTTCTTCCTGTTATTTTATACTTCACTAAATCACCTCACAGTCTTGAATATAAGTTAAAGATGTTTATGTGTTTTATGTGACCTCTTATGAAAGGATTATCTTTAACCTCACTTATAAATCTGGTGTATTTATCTGTATCAACTTTTATGTACTCTATTTCACCTCTAACAAGGCAATCTGTAAGTTCCCTCTTTGTAGTTATCTTAAGAAGAATCTCCCTATCAGAACATTTAAAGGGCTTTCTTCTTAGAATAATAAAATTGTCATCCACTATTCTTTTCATCTCACCTCTTCACATTCACTAGCAGGTATGTACTGAAAACACTTCTTGCCGGATTTAAACAACCCCTGCTTGCTACAATACACCAAAAACTGTAACACAGGTCTTGGTTCTACATGATACACAGTATAAACTTGACCCATATATCTTACTTTAAACATACTTTACCTCCTATATGTTCTACAGAACACTTCTAATTTCTTCCATAGGTTAAAATCATGCACATCACATACATAAACATCAGGAACACCTTTAGTAAGAGACCATTTCTTACTGAATTTCACTAACTTCTTTACATTCTCAAGGTCTCCTACATTAAACACTTCTTTCAGCTTTCTCTTAAAAGAGCCGGAATTAGAATAAGAAGAACTGAAAGTCTCACATACCAACTGGTAAGGGATTTGAAGTCTAATCTCTTCCCTATTAAACACAAACTGAGTCTTCATAACAATCCTCACTTTCTTTTCAATGTTACTTACATTATAAAAGGACGCTCAACTTTCGTCAAACGTCCTGTTTACTCAAACCTCGCTATCATCAGTGTTTGAGACTTTCTTTAATTTCTTCTTAGAAATTCCTTCATCAATCTGTGGAACTTCAATAGATGCTTCCAAAAGAGACTCTGGATTTTTTACTAAAGCCTGCTGTGCTATCTGATACATCTTATGCTGTACAAAGGCTTCAACCTCACCCTTACTTTCTGCGACTGTCTTTTCCATCTGCTCATTAAACTGTGACATTTGAAAAGACTGATTAGTTCCAATGTTCATACTTATTTTATGAAGCATATTAAGAACCTCTGATTGCTCTTTCTTATTAAAGGTCTTCTTAGTTTTGAACAACTCTGTAACCTTGTTTATAAGGTCTTTGGACTCTGAATACACATCATCAAGGTGTTCCTCAAATTCTTGTCTGTGTATATCCAATGGGTTATGATATGGACACTCTGGCATTTTCTCACCCTGTATTCTTTTAAGTGTTACAGGAACACCATCACCCATATTCATATGAGTAATAAGTTCTACAAATTGGGTGTAGGACATTTCAACCTCAAAAAGTTCTTCTTTACCAAAGTACCAATTCTGATGAAGACCTCTATCATATTCACCACGCTTTAAAACAAGCTGTATTTTATCACGGTGTTTAATACTTGAGCCATAAAGGTAAGGACTGCCACCTGAAATACGATTAAAAGACAACATACCAAAAGAAGGGTGTATGTGTCTTTCATCACCTAAGACATTAGGTTTCTTGATAATAACTTCTTCATCACTCATGCTTCTTACCTCCTATAAAATAATCGGACAACTTTTTATCCCGGAAATAGTTAATAAACTCAAAGGTCATTTCAGTCCTCATAGTAGAAATAAAGGAGTCAAGAATACCCTGTTTTAAATCAGTGTCTAAATGTTCTGTGCAGGTATGTTCTTTTTCCAATCTTAAAGACTCTAACTCTCTTATATTTATATCCACTACTTCATATTTAGGACGTTTCAATTCCCCGGAAAATGGTTCAGGTTTAACTGGACTTACATTGATATGAAGTGTAGGGAGACCTCTCTGAACAAGATAAAACTTATCACTGCCGGGAAATTTAATTCCAATGTTCTCTAAATGAGCAGTAAAAATAAATCTATGTATATGAGTGTCCTTTAAAACATACAGCTTTTTAAGTCTGTTACCCTTCTTGTGATACCATTCTTCATCAACATACTCTCTGTGTGAAGTCTTAAAGAAAATATCGGCACTTAAAAATCCGCTAGTAAAATGCTGTGGTTTAACTGAAAACGGAATGTCCTGCACCATTAAGTCATTAAAACTATATTTTTCTATTATATTTAATTTATATAATATATTATATATTAAAGACTTAATGCCCTCTGCCACATTTGACAATGTGTAAGAGAAATTCTTTGCAAAACTTCTGATTCCTCTAAACTTTAAAGGCTTTGTCATGTTATGGAATTTAACCTTATCAGACATTTACACTCACCTCTTCTTCAACACGGAAGTAAAACTCATTGTCTTTAGACTCTTCCATTGATAGAACAAGTTCTCCGATACTGACTTGTGATAATTCTTTAGTGGTAGTCTTTGATTTCTCTACTGTAAGACGGATAATTCTTGACCTCTTTCCAATCTCAGTGAGAAGGTCTTCTCTTTTCAATGGCACTAATTTCATATGTATTCTCCTTTCTTTTCATAAAAATAATGTGCTACATGACATTATATCACATAGCACATTTTACGCAAATCCCTATAAATCAGAGTCCACAATGTTATCATTGTCTGACTCGTCTTTTGTTCCTAAATCTCCGAATATCTTCTCTAAAATTCCACCTCTCTGTGGGTTAGTGACTTGTGTGTGCATTTCTTGTGTTCCGTCACTTCTCAGGATTTTAGTCTGCCGGAGAACTTCTGTGTTTCCATTCTCATACATAGATTTTAACTGTGCAAGGTATCTCATAGACTGGTCCATCATAGAAGAAACATTCGGGTCAGGTAAACCACCTTCCATAATCTCAAACATCATGGTTCTCTGTAATCTGCCTAAGGAGAAGTCTACAATGCCTTGCATAGCTTGAATAATATCGCCCATATCTCTTGTGTCAAACTTATCAAAAATCTTATTGTAAGCACAAGCATATCCGGCTTTGTATTCAGGACATTTCTGCGCCGCATAGCAAGTGTCACAAGCCAATTTAGGGAATTTCTTTGAGTACATCTTTTTTGGCTTTAACACTTGCTTCTGACCTTTAAGGAAGTGTCCTTTTTCATCACGGACAGGAATGATACCCTCTTCTTTAAAGATTTCATCATCTAAAGAGTCAATCTCAGGTGCTTCACTACCCTCAACATTCTCTGGCAGGTACTTTGACAGCTTATTGAGAAGTTCCATCTCATTTACATCTTCCGTTTCATACTCGTCATCAGTAATATAAGTGTCACGTTCTTTAACTACCCTGTCAAAATTAGTGCCTAAGAGTAAGAGTTTATCACTCTCACCTAAAAGATTTTCTTTATAGAACTGAATAAGGTCTTCCACTCTTTCTTCATCACTTTGGACAATCCTGTTAATAAAAAGGTCATGGATTTCTTTTATAGTCTCAGGAGTGTAAACCCGGTTGATAAAATCTGCATAATCAGGGTTATCCCAATTCATAAAGCAGGTCATATCAATAACACAGTTAAGACCCTGTACTCTGTCTTCTTTGGAGATATTAAAGAGGTCTGCATACTTTTCCCATGTTGCGTCTTGCTCTTCTGGATTGTCTAACCACTCTGGTGTTGGATACTCAATGGAGTCAAGGTCTGCTTCTGTTCTTTTTTCTCCTTTAGGTCTCAGCCAATACATTCTTGCTCTGCACTGCTTCTGAATGTATTCCTCCGCTTCAATGAAAGCATGTACATTGACCCTTATCATCTCTTCGTTATCTTCATCAAGTAACTTCTGTTCATCAAATCCTAAAGACACAAGTTTAGGGAGCATATTCCCTTTCCACTTGTCTTTCTTTAGTCTTGTCATCTTTTTCCCGGTCCAGTAGTTGACTTCTCCATATTGGAGACCAACAAGCCATGTTGTTGAGTCTACAGTGTAAAATGGTAAAGAGGTTAAAAGAGAAGTCTTCGTCATAGCCATTCCATGTACTACAGTGTTGTACTTCTCCGCAATTCTCAATCTGTCTCTACATATCTTTTCTCCATCATTTGAGTCAAATTCCCATGGCATACCAATGTAGGGATAACGCTGTGCATACTGTTCCCATGTTCTTGATGTTTCACCTTCATGGTAAATGAAGCACACTGGAATACCTGTTTCAAGCATAAAAGGCTCAAAATATTTCTCATTCCACTGCTGTACAGTCTCAGGCTCTACATGACCTTCAATATCAAGGTTGGCAATGGCAAAGATAATGTCTTTATGCTTTTTAGCCCACCTTAAATATCTCTGTATCTGCTCTTCCCACTGTTCTACAGTGTAATCATCATACTTTAAATCATTCCGGTAAGTGTAAGCACCAGAGTCAACAAAGAACTTGATACCAAGACCACTGAACTTGTATACATTCATGTGTTTATTCTGCACATACTGATATGAGATAAGGAAATTCCTGATACCCATACTGTACAGAATATCAAAGTTTCTTTCATCTTCAACACCAGAATACAGCATATGAAAGTCCTGCTCATGGTCTACAATATCCCATAAAGACTTAGGTTTCTCTTCTGCCACTTTCTCTGTAGACTTAAAACTCAACTTTTTCTTGGTGCTTTGGGTCTCTATAGGTTCTTTCTTTTTCAGCTTTAATTTTGCCATTACAGATTACCCCTTTCTTCTATCTTTAAACTCTTGATAAGTCTCTTCAAATCCGGGTCTTGCCATCTTAAAGTATGTAATGGTACTGCAATCACTTTCAGCACCTCTACACTTTACACACTGGTGTGTAGCTTCTACCTCAACAAACAGTGCATGAGGTTCAAGCATATCAATTAAAAACTCTCCAATCTCTGTTGTAAGTTTCTCCTGCAACTGTGGCTTCTTACTGAAATACTTTACAACTCTAGGAAGTTTGGAAAGACCAATGATAACATCATTCGGCACATATCCAATAGTAACTTTGCCGGAGAAAGGTAAAAAGTGGTGTTCACAAGTAGAATTAAAGTCAATATCTCTTACAATAACCATATCACTCTGGTAGTCATTAGGAAATACAGTCATGGTCTCCTTTAACTCTTTCATGTGTGCATTGTTTACATTTGCAAACAGTTCGTTAGTCCACATCTTAGCAATTCTTAGTGAGGTGTTCTTGTTACTCTCTGTCTTTTCAATCTCAAGAATTTTCATAATCTCTTCAAGGTGTTCCTTTATTTTCTCAACCTTATTATTTATCATAATAAATTCCTCCTTACTTGTAATATATTCAATTATAAACACAAAAAAGCCCCTAGTCAATGACTAGAAGCCCTTCTGTTTTCTGAGAGGTCAGATTAACGACCACGAACACGGTTTACAATGTTTCTTGCGCCATTACGAACTGCGTTAGCGGCTCTGGTAATAATGTTACCTCTACCCTGACGAGTAGAGTTACCACCTGTACGTCCACCTCTACTGGAACCTGCATATGCTTTCATCATAGCTGTGTCCTCCTTTATGTATATTTAGTTAAGAGGCAATAGCTTTAACAGGGGAATATACTAAACACCTGCTAGAGTATGCAATTTTTCTTAACCTGCATATAATATACCAAAACACATACTCAAAGTCAATGGGTTTCATTAAGATATTCACTAAATTCTTCCACCGCTAAACAGTCAGGACATCTGCCACAAGGTAACAGTCCAAACAAATCCGGCTCATTACAAGAGAAGAAGTCATTAGTTGTTACATGGTGTCTTTTAGCAATCTCTTTGAAATCCCACTTATCCATATCAATGAATGGAGTTTCAATACTTATTTCTGCGTCTGATAACACTTTCTCAAGGTTATTAAAGAACTCACCAGAACAATCAATATACCCATGCCCTTCAATGGGTCTTATCACAGCTAAAAAGATTTTGTGGCTACCAATACTCTGTGCTAAAGAAGCCGCATAAGAAAGAAAGATAAGATTGCGGTACTCAAGGTATTGAGCGTCACCTGTTTCATCACTATGTTTTCTTCCATAAAGAGTGCTTCTAGTCCATGTAATCTTAGGGATTTTAACATTGTGGCTTATCATTCCCAACTTTCTGCACACTTTCTTTGCACAATGGGTTTCCATTATTCGATTTCTGTTACCATATTCAAAGTGGAGGGAGTGAAGTTCTGCGTCAGGATAATTGTCTCTTACCCAATGACACAGGCAGACACTATCAAAACCACCACTGTTGAGTACAACAATCTTTTCTTTCATAGCTGACACCTCTTAACGTCTAAACACATCAGGAATATCAGCCGGAAGCCCTTTTCTGGAAGGTTTTGCTCTACCACTCATGCTATGATAAAGCGGTTGTCTCATGTTCTGCTGATTGTCTTCCTGCTGTTGCTGTTGTGTTTTGGAAGGTCTTTTTCCTGCAACTTTTGTAAGTCCATTCAGTCTTGCAGTCTCTTCTGCTAAAATCTCTTTAGCACCGATTTTTGCTCCGTCATAACGCTCTTTGTCAGCCTTAATCTCTTCGGCTCTTGCAAGTGTTCTTGCGTCATCTCTTCTCTGCCATCTCAGTTCTTCCGGGTCAATAGGTCTAACATTCATCATTATTCCTCCTTTACGTCAAGGTCTTGTCCTGTTTCTATAACACCACCTGTTTTCAAGCAGTTAGGACATTCAAGTTTCTTTAATAGTGTAACACAAGGTCTAACAGAAATCCATCTATGTCCACAGAAAACACAAATAACTTCTGAGACCTTGTGTGGCATATTTGCTTCAATAGGTACAATCTTATCCATTACTGAACCTCTAAAAACTTATGTATTTGTAGACTCACTCTAACATCTAAATGGTCTTCAATAATCCACTCAACAAGTTCTTTGCCAATGTAAGGTTTTCCATCTGGGTCAAACATAGGACTTACAAGAATTTTTGCGGAAGTAGGATATTTTTTCATTACGTCCTTCATAAACTCATAATCAGCCCTGTCTTTGATGACATACTTAACCTCGTCATTGTTTTGGAGTTTAAGAAGGTTATCATACACATTCTTGTGTTTCACTCCACTGGAAGGACCTTTAATATCCATGACATATTTATAGCTTCTCCTGTAACTTGGCTCTTCTAAAGGAATACACCCACTTGTTTCAATGGACACATTGTAACCTAAAGACTGTAACTCATACACAAGAGGGAGTGCTTCTTCATAGATTAAAGGCTCACCACCTGTCAAGCAGATATTCTTGCACCACTTATAGTTCTTAATAACTGTCTGGACTATGTTACCTATAGAAATCCTTTTCTTATTCTCTTTCTTCTGTGGTTGGTCACAATATGAGCAACCTATAGGACACCCAAACAGTCTTATAAAGACACAAGGAAGACCACTATCACTAGACTCTCCCTGTATGCTACAGAAAATTTCATCATAGTATAACATAGTCTTACCTCCTTTAAGTTGCAGGTTGAAGAAAATTGCCTAAACCGTCATAACTTGGAATATATTCTGCATAGCTGTCTTCTGTTTCCCACAACTTAACACCCACAAGATAAACCTCCTTTGGAAGTTTTTGCATGATAGAGTATGCAATGTCAGTCACCATGAGTTCTGCGGTAGGATTAGCATAAATGTTATTTAAGTCCTGATGGTCAAGTTTATCAACCACATTTTCTTTCACAATTTTCTTGAGGTCTTTGAAGTCAATAATCATTCCCTGTTTCGGTCCGTCTTTAATGACTTGACCTCCTACAGTCACATCAAGTTTATAGGAGTGTCCATGTACGTTGTGACAAGCACCTTCGTAGTAGGGAAGATGATGACACGCTTCAAAACCAAAGTGTTTTGTAACTGTCAGCATGACTTACACCTCCTTAGAAAATACCCAATCTTCTGCAAGCATATCAGCTTGAGAAGCAAGCCAACCCATCTGAACACCAGAAGTTCCTACAAAGGCGATTGCTTTATTGCCAATGTCATTGTGTTCTACATTCACAATGTCACTTGCCGGATTTTTGTAGCTGATACAAGAAGCAAGTTCAATATACTGGTTCTTTTCATTCCAACCCTTTCTTGCAACTTTAAATCCTCTCTTGAGGTATTTAATCGCTTCTCCAAAGTTAAAGGTTGCTTCACCACCAAGCAGAGGACAGTTCTCTTCATTTGCAATAACCCAATCGTCACTGCACACATTAGACAGCGTGTACTCTACCCTCTGTGTTTCACGAATGTCTAAAGGAGACTTTTGCCCCTTGTCAACATCTTCCTGCTTACAGTACATCATAATGGTGTTTTTCTCATTATCCCAACACCAATATCCACCCCAAGATGGAAGTTTCACTTTCTTTCCTGCTTTCATTTCTTTCAATGCTTCAATAAATTTCATGGTATGTACCTCCTTAATCAATGATAATTCTTGCAATCATAACAGTTTTGTCACCATCAATATCAGCAGTGTCATAGCCGGGTCTACAGCTTAACACTTTGCCCTTTGTAGCAAAGATAGAACTTGCAGTAGCCATAGCTTTAAACATCTGATTAACACTGGAAGCCCCGATTGCTCGGAGTTCAATGTTATGATGACCTGACTCATAAGTTTTTACAATACTTCCGGCAGTCTCTTTTGTTGGAGAAGAGCCGGAAATCTTTAAGACTTTTAATTCTTCATGTGCCACCATTATTACCTCCTTTTCTACAATTTTACTGCATACTGGTTATCAGAAGCTAAAGTAATTCCCAATACTTCATCAAACCTATTTGGTCTGTCGGGTATATATCTTCCAAACTTAATGATGATATTACCCAACTCTTTAAACTTCTCTAAAGTGTCTGGACAAATCTCTTCTTGATAATACCCGGTGTAAATAACAATGTCATTATATACACCTTTCTTTCTGAGATACTTACATAACTGATACACTTCATCAGCCTGTAAGAATGGTTCAAGTCCTCCAATCACTATAGCGTCATTTAAAAGTGACTTGCTATAGGTCTTTAACACCTCTTCAAACGGAAGTTTAAAATCTTTCTGGTTATTGATACCAGAATTTTGACAAATACTGCAAGGAAGATTAACTTCCTTACAGCACTTGAAATCACACTTAGAAACACCAATGAACAGTGAACACTTCTTATAATCCTGAAACACTTCTGGTTGAATGTCCTTTACTTTAATGTCATGGTACTTCTTATCACTGAGTTTACCGATATTAGAATAAACTGTCGTTGAGGTCATAGAAATATCTCCTTGCTGACTCTTTCTTCCTTGCTTCTGAGTAAGAACTTCTAGGAGTCAAAAATCCCACAATTCTCATGGACTCGTCTACTTTAGGTCCACCACACTCAGGGCAAGTATCTCCAAAGAATCCATGACCGTTCTCACACAGACTGATAACTTTATTAAAGGCAAAATAGATAACTCCCTGTGCAACAATCTTATTCAGGATAGACCATGCTTGTTTTTCATCTGCAAAGTCACCACTTACATTAACGTGCATAATCTGTCCACCACCACACTTCATATCAAGCATAGAACCTAAACGGACTTTCTCACTGATAGAACACTTTTCATCAAGTGGAATCCACTGATTACCATACAAGAAGTTACTTGTAACTTTGTCTCCATAAAGTAATCTATCTTTGCTTAAAAGAATAACTGCACACCTCTCTGCCGGAACAGCTTCAATGTTAATGGAGTAGTCAAATCCATAAGAGTCTTTCTTCTCATTGATAAAGTCAAGGATTTTGCAGGAGAAGTCATCACCATACTGATTGTAAGTGATGTTACCAAACTTGTCTACATCTGTGCCACCCATACTTCTGACAGCTTCAAACATACCATTGATACCAATAGTGTTGTACTGGTTCTTTAACTCAATCAATTTATAACTGTAATTCGGGAGGAAACCTTTCTCAATGTTCCTCTTAATGATATGTCTAATTCTATCCAGAGTCTTAACACAGGTGTCTACTCTTTCCTCTAAAATCTCAAAATACTTCTCTTCATCACCCTCTGCTTCAAGTGCAATCCGGGCAAGGTTGATAGTGTTTACTTTGACAGAACCAATCTTTAACTGTGTTCCTCCGATTGAATTGATAAATCCGGTTAATTTAGAAAAGTCATTGACTAATCTACAGCAGGAACTTAAAGAAGTCACCTTGTCATCACTAAAGAAGTTACTATCAGCCCAAAGCATATTGTGTTTACTACATCTCCGGGCATACTCTTCATCTTCAAAGACACTGTAATCCCAATCACCCACTCTGTTCATGTCAATGTCTTTCTTCTTTAACAGTGAAAAAGTAAGTACCGGGAATGTGAACATGGTCTTCTTTCTGGTTCTGGACACTTCCTCAAGAAATGCAATCTGATAATCCAGAATGTCATCAATGTAGTCAATGACACAAGTTCCATCAGGGAACACTTTGTCTCCAAACATCTCAATGAGATAATGTCTGTCCATGATAGTGAAGTTGGTAAATGCACTCTGATTTACCCGGAGATAAGGTTGGTTAAGACCATAGATAATCTCTTGGAAACCTTGGTCTCTGTAATACTCAGGATTTAAAAGGAAATATCCATTCTCTACGTCATGTTTCCAGAAGTAGAAAGAGTAAATCAGGAAGTCAGGAAGACCACAAGCACCACTTGTTCTGTTAGAAGTCCATGACACAAACTCAAGAACATCTCTAACATATGTCATCAGGTGTTTTGGTGCTTCTGAATTAAATCCGTTTGCTCTTACAAAGTAAAGACCCTTATTCACAAGGTCTTCCAAAGTGTAAGCAAAACAGTAAGGTTTAAAAGAAGCGGAGTATGCGTCATGTAAGTATGAAGCACCATTCCACTCTTCTTCTAACCACATATCTGCTTTCTCTTTGCCATACTCTTTATAGATTTCATAGTAAATCTTATGAAGAGATAACAGCTTTTTATGTGGCTTGCTCATTTCAATATCCATGGAGCATATGTCTTTTACAGAAGCATTTGCATTACCATCAATGGTAACGTCTGCAAGTGTGTCTTCCTGTGCAAAACTGTCAATGAATGTGTTAAAGTTCAGATTGTCTTCTGATAAACCATTCAACTGACTAAACCGAGCCGGATATTTAGAATAGAGTTCTTTTAACTTATCCACAAAAGGTGTGAATAGTCTCATGTTAATCTGAAATAATGATGTGTCTTCCTGTCTCATTGTTCTTCCTCCACTTTATATGAAATTTCCTTGAGTTTAGTAATTGCAGTTGAGAAGTTCATCAGTTCTCCATCAACTGAAAGATAAGGGGCAGACATGATACCCAATTTCTTCATCTCTTCAATATCTTCACAGGTTTCATAAGGAATACCATGTTCTTTCAGCTTATTCTCTAAAATCCCACATTTAGGACAGTGAGTGCTGTACAAAATGATTTTCATAACTCTACCTTCTTTCTTGAGAATAATACTTTAGATACTAAGTCTTTCGTTAAAACATATCCAAAGTTCCGGCTGTCATAACTGTCAGAAGAATTATCACCTAAAAAGTATATGGATTGAAGTTTTCCCTTTTTGTCATAGTACAAGTCTGCAACCCTTTTTATTAAGAGTCTTCCTTTCTCATAGGGGTGTTTAAATATTATTACATCTCCCACTTTTATTTTATGTTTCCTGAAAAGTCTGGTGGAGAGAATAATCTCGTCATCAAGATAAGTCGGAAACATACTTGAACCACACACATTAACAAGGGGAAATAAATAGTAAATCACACCACATACAATGAGAATAAAAAATAGCCACTTTATAATCGTCATTTCTTGAATGACCTCCTTCCTACTACTTTATCTTTCGGAACAAGGTTTAAGAAATCCTCCAAACTTAAAGTGACATAATCATTTGATGTATTGTGTTCATGGAATATGACAATAGGTACTCGTCCTTCCGGGCAGTCACTTTCAGCTTGTTTAATCCATTTTGGCAATGACCACTTCTGTTGATTCTTACATTCACAATGTAATAAAAATATAAATTTGTTATCAACAATAGTAATGTCACCTCTAAAGTCGTCTGCCTTTTCAGATTTCTTAGCAAAGCCTCCTGATTGTGGAGTTCGTTTCAATTCAACTTTGTATTTGTCTTGAAACTTCTTTGCTATGTTACGCTCATACTGACCGCCTTTTCTTTTGGAATTTCTTCCTTGCTTTGAAAGAACTTCGTGTTTTGCTTGTTGACCTTTCTCTGTCTTCTTTAACTTCATCTTTTAATTCTCCTTTACTGCAATGATATATTCTACAAAATGCTGTACCCTTAATATACTCCAAATACAATCTTTAGTCAACATTAAAAAGAGGGCAGACATAAAGTCCACCCTCTTCTATTGCACAACATGAATTATCTGTTATAAATTTCCATCAGGTTATCCCAATCATCACATATACTGTTCATAACTTCTTTTTCTGTCTCAACCTCACTTCGTACTCTTTCCATGTAGTCTAAATCTGCATACTCACAAATTGTTCCTTGAATAAGGTCATTCAGAAACTTTAGGCTCTAAAGCGTCTAACTCCCAACTTTCATCTCCGTACTTATCCATATAGGACTTACATCTTGAGTCAGTGAGTTTAGCCGGGTTAGGTGGAGGATTAAAAAGTCTCAATCTGGTCCATGTTAAGTGCAATTCTTCTAAGACCTAAGAAATGGTTTTCAAAAGTAAGACCTCCATCTTGATTTCCAAACATTTGAAGTCTATCTTCAATGTCTCTGCTCATATCAATACCAGAAGGGTCGTGGTCTCCTAAATGAATAATCACACAGTCTTTACCACAATATGTTTCTCTCACAAGTCTTTGTGCGGCACTCCACATCTCAGATTGTGACACATACCCTCTACAGCAAAAATAATCAACATCAAATGGTCTACATGCTTTTGCCACTACTTCTGCAAGTGCTTCTTTTTCTACCCACACTTCAAGATGATACTTCTGATTCTTCCACAGGTCTTTCTTGTACTGATATGAAGCATTTCTAATAATCTCTTGGGGATTACTCCAATGAATAAGACCCCTAAGACTTCTTGTTCTGTCTTCAATGGCAGTCCAATCAATAAGACCTGCTAAACGAGCGTCATTAATAAGATTGCCTGTGTTCTTATAACTTCTCATGTTGTTCTCAATGATACCTCTTGCGACTAACTGGTAGTAAAGCTGACGAAGTGTAAGAGTATATCCTTGTCTTGTGTATTCTTCAACAACACCATTGATTTGACAGATAAGGTCTAACTTATCAGACCTGAATGTTTTAGGAACATAACATATACAAGGCATATAGAACACCTCCTTATTCAATCATAGCTGTATCAATAATAATATAATTTGCCCGGTGAATATAAAGTGCTTTACCATCAATACTCAACTTTGTCATTTTAGGAAGGTCATCAGGAATTTCATAATAAACATCTTCCCCTCCGTACACTGCAATAGGAACACCAAGCTGAGAAGAGATAACTACTACTTTAGGTGTACCAATCAAATTCTTAATGTTATTGATATTTCTATCCAGAAGATTAAATGTACCGCCGGAAGTTTCAATGTCTGTAGGAAGTTCAAAGTCAGTAATCTTCTCAAGACCTCTTTCTGCATAAATGACTGTATTACCAGTCTGGTTCATATTATTCCCGTCAATAGTGTTTGAAGTAACGGAAGACATTTCATATGTAGTAGACCAGTTACCACTAGAGTCAACACTCTGTACTTCTACAATGTTAGCGTCTACCTGTACTTTATCGCCGGAAATGTTTAAGATATTAGTACCAAAGTTATCATAGATACTAATATCAAAGGAGTTACCAATTAACTCACCTTTCATATCTGCAATCTTGCTGTCTAACCAAACACAGCCGGAAAGACTTGTGACAGTTAATACAAATACTAATGCTAAAGCTACCAGTTTCTTCTTACTCTTCATCTCTTATTCCTCCACTTTTCTGCAAAATCTTTTGCAATAATCTCAAGGTCTTTTAAAGTTCCGCTGTTATCTATAACAATGTCATAGTTATATTCCAACACTCTTGCGTCTGCATGATTGCTGTATATGCCTTTTACATTGTCATTGACCATCAGTATTGTATGAGCATTAAACTCTCTCTTTGCTCTATCAATTTCTTCCGGCTCTCTGATGTGTATGAAAAGAAACTCATTATCATCTTCTTTAAACCATAACACTTTCTGACAAATATCCCGGAATGGATAGTCATTATACCTTGTGAGCAGGTCTTTTAAGTCACTCAAAAACTTCCTGTCTCTAGGTGTCTTACTTCCATTCCAACCCATTTTAGAAGCATAGTCTTTTACAAGGTCAATAGAAGAGATAACTTTAACTTTTGCATAGTGACCTACATACTCACAAAAAGTATCTTTTCCTACACCTCCTGAACCATTGATAATAAAGACTTTCTTACTCAATCTCATACACCTCTTTCATAGTCTTGTACAGTTTTTTCAGGAACTTCTTGTTAAACTTAGTGTCCAGAATTTTCTTAGAGCCACAGTACACAACAAGGTGATATTCACCATTCTGTAAGTCTCCAAAATGAAGTACACCACCTTCATTGTGTTCTGACTTTGTGAGGTCACATCTTAAATCTTCAAGCCCATATGTACTTACACTGACAAAGACCTGCACAAGTTCTTTAGTCTTTTTACTATTTAATCTGAATACATAGTCTTTCTTACCCTTCACTGTAAACAGATTGATTCTAGGGCTGATTTTCTCAGCCACTAGCTTCATTCTGTTGTCTAACTTAAACGTGAATTTCTCCATTACTTAATTCTACCTCCTGAGAGTTCTTTCAACTCTTCATACCACGGGTACATGATTTCTTTCATCTGAGGGTGTGCCGGACCTGTAACATCTTTTGCTCTAAGGTCAACAATGTGTTGCCACTCTTTCTCATTGGCAGTCATAATGATTTCCGTCTTTAAAGAGTTCGGCAGGACACTTCTTGCTTCTTGTGGTGTAGCACCATAATTTAAAAGTTCAAAGTATTTTCTCTCAGCTACTTCACAAGAGTATTTCCATGCTTCATACACAAGGCTGTTTGAATTTGTTCCCATTCCTGTATCAAAGAAAAATGGGAGTATCACTGTAATTTCTTCACCGAACTTATTCTGTGAGTAGTTACAATAGCGTGTACTCTCCTGTGCAAAGGAACAGGGTCTGTGTCTTACCAATTCATGTGAAACACCTCTATCACATACAAACAGGACAGTATGTGTGGTATGTTTCATAACCTCAGAATCAATAACCCTGTTAGAATACTCATATGAAGTAAGGTCACTAACAAGGTCTGAAATGAAATCCTCTTCATTCTCAAGATAACAGTGTCTTGTAACTCTGTAAGAACCTTTCTTAATTGGGAATATATCATCATAATAGTTCTCCACACATGACATTATCTCGTCAATAACAGACGGAAGAATATCAGCCACAGAACGAATTTCATTAGGTATTAACTCATGGAGTTCCAAAAACACTCTAAGCGGTGCAGAAATGTAAATATTATCACCATAAGTAATTTCTACATACTTTAAAAGGTCTTTCATACCTCCAAAAGTAAATCCTCTTGAAAACATATCCCAATGACTATTAAAGTCACTTTCAGGCACATCACATACCATATGTACCCAGTGATGTTCAAGCATTGCATAGTGTTTTCTCTTTACAAGACCTTGAACAAATTTCACAGCACTGTCCTCTGTGATTTTGTCTTCTGACTTGTAGCAGGTTCTACCAATCTTCTCAATAAACTGGTAGGGAGTAAGACCATACTTACTCATGTGTTCGTGATACGGTTTGATTACTTTCATCAATCATTCTCCTTTACTGTAATTTGTTTTTTATCACAGTCGTTATACACGACAATGACTTCTAATTCTCCGGGCTTCCATTGCAGTTCATCTAAAATGTGTTTTGGAATAGTTATTCGACCCTTGCTGTCCATTTTAACAGGAATAGCATATTTTATCAAATCATTATCCTCCTAATTCATAATGATTAAATTTTCTTTCGCTCTTGTGATTCCAACATACATGACTTTTCTTTCCTCTTCATCTCTCATGTAGTTAGGACACTGTACAGGGAAATTTCCGTAAAGAAGAACATTCTTCACTTCAAGACCTTTGGAAACATGGACAGTAAGGATTTTAACTCTATTAGAATCCATATGTCTCTTTAAATCTGCAAGACTCATACCATCACGCTTAAATGTTGTAAAAGGTAACTCAAGGTCTTCACACATATCCTGTAACTTAAATATGTCTTTATTGGTTCTCACCAGAATGAAATAATCTTTATAATTCCCGTCATCTTTAATTGCTTTTAACACAGAAGGAAGTGTCCTCTTTGATAAAATCTGTACTGACCCTTCTTCTTCGGAAATTGGAACAATGGTCTTGTCAATCTTATTGTACACCTGATTGATGATAGTATCGGCAATCTCTAAGACTGCCTTACTGTTACGATAGTTATTAGTGAGATAGAACACATGGAAAATACCATCTTCAATCAGCTTCATAAAGATACGGACATTTCCTCCTTTAAAGCTGTATATGGAATTATGAGTCAAAATCCCGTCTGCAACATAAGTTTCTGTAGTATCTACTTTAAGTCCATACACTTCAATCTCATTATCAATAACAACCTTATTTGTTATCTGCTCATAGGTGTTATAATATTTACCAGTATCATTGTCTAACACTGGAACTGCAACATCCATAACAAAAGGAATAAGATTACAAGCGTGAACTTCCGTTATGTGTATTTTAGAAAAATGTTTATTGGTGTCCTTCACAAAGATTGGATAGTTAATATCCCTACCATACATATTAAGACAATCTGCAACTTTATCAGTTATATCACCTAAATGGTGATACAAGCTATTTGCTTCTTCCTCTGTAAATCTGGTATTATTAAACGTCCAAGTCATCTGGGGTATTCCAAACTTATAAGAACAAATCTGTTCACATAACCACGCTTCTCTAGGAGTATCAAACACATCTAAAATCCATGCTTCTGTTCCTCCCTCAGTGTTCATTCGCCCTCTAACACCAAAGTTTCTTTCATTTTCAGTGAATAATTTCGTACTACCTACCCGGAACTGATTTTTAGCGTTCTTCATAATATAAACAACACTCTTATTTTCATTACCTTCATAGTGTATTCTGGCAAAACACCTATGATTTTTTGTATAACTACTCTCTTTACCAGTTTCAGTTTTTATAGTTATGAGACTATCTGCTTTATGAACAGAAATATCCTTAACAGCACACCCGTGTGACTTTGTAGTTTTTCGTCTGTAGTATCCATTTTTAGTATCGTAAGATAACACTATGTCTCCAACACAAACATCTTCAATATTTTTTAAAGTACCATCAGACATTGTAACTTTAGTTCCTCTTGGCTGACACTGCCAGTCATCACCTACTAAGAAATAATTCTCGGCTTGTAAGGACTCAATGAAGTTAAACTCAAGTGTTCCTACGTCTTGAAACTCGTCTACTAAAACGTGTTCTATCTGAGCATTTATCTGCCGGAAGTATGCTTCTGCTTTTCTCAGCAGTTCATTAAAAGTGATAACTCCATGCTTCTTACACAGTGTATCAATACTCTCCGGGAATTGTGTAGTACCTACTGTCTCAATCTCGTACTCAATATCTCCCTGTCTTCTTTCAATGAGTCTTAACTCACCTGCTTCACTTGGAAGTAAGAAATCATTCAGTTCTTTCTCTGAAATCTTACCCATCATCTCTTGTGTCTTTAAATCCTTATACTCAAGGTATTTGTCAAAGGTCAATGATTTACAGTATTTCTCAATCAATTCCCTGTGGAAGTCATTGTCTATACTGTCATCATAAATCCTGTATTTCTCGCCGGAAAGTTTCATCACTCTGTTTGCAAAAGAGTGTATAGTTCCAATGAAAGCGTCACCAACACCTTCTACATCAGAAAGACGTTCTTTCATCTCTTCTGCCGCCATGTTAGTAAAAGTGATTGCTACAATGTTACATGGTGGAACTCCTTCTTCTAAAAGGAATTTAATTCTTTCAGTAAGCACTCTGGTCTTACCTGAACCTGCACCTGCAACTACTAAGATGTTATCATCTCTTGCATGAACAGCTAAATCCTGCTGTGCGTCAAGTGTGATAGGTGCTTCTTTCTCTTTTCTCTGAAATCCTCTTTTAAACAAGGATTTTCTTTCTGCCATTTTAGGTTCTCCTTTCTTTTATTCAAAAAATATTACTTTATGACTTTATTATAATACAAAGGGCAGAACTTGTAAATTCTGCCCCTAATCTTATGACCTCTGTACATTGTAGTTTCTGCTTTCTTCGTGAAAATCACCAGTTCTTCTACTTACTTCCCGGCTTATCATAAATATAATGTCCTCAATACTTTCAATGTTCATCTCAAGCAGATAACATGCTCTCTGTTTGTCCATCATATTTTCATAATAAGGGAAAATATCCGGGTCAGAATTTATCTCTTTCTCTTTTGCTTTCTCTGACATTTTACTTTCAGACAGCTTTCTATACAAATCCTGACTTTTCTGTGCATACTCAATCTGTGCTTCATCATAATAGACTTTCGCCCACCCTAAAAGAGTACGCATATAGGCTTTTTGCTGAGTAAAAGCATTTAATAACTCTCCCAACTCTTTAGCAGGAACATCAGTAATATGTGCCGGAAGAGTAAGATAATCGGAGTCAATGCTTAAAGAACCAGAAGGGTCAAAGAAGTCTACTCCCTTCTCTTCAAGTTCTTCTTGAATAGAGTCCACATAACTCTTTCTCTCTTTGATTTTCTGCAAAGGGTTTACTTTCTCCGGCTTATTCACTTTCTTTAACATATGTTACCTCCAACATTCGATTTTGAAATCACACCATCTACAAGTCTGGCAAGACTTGTTAGTACCCTCTCTTGGAGGAACTTTATCTTCCTCACAATATTCATTCAGTGTTTCATACTCATTTAAAACACCCGTAAGAATGTGTTCTGTAACTGTGTTTCTCTCTACAAGATACTCCTTTAACTCCTGATTATTCTTGTTTTCATAAAGAAAGATGACCTTGGTTATTGGCTTCTCTGTTTGAAACAGAATATCATCACAAATTAAATTCAGGTCAACCTCATGCTGTATCTTCTGCTCTCTAGTGAACTTTCTGCCACCTTTCATGTGCTGATACTTTGACCTGTAATACTCTGCACGTTCTTCTTCTGAGTCATAAAACTCTTCCAGAGTCTTGTACTTCTTCCGCAAATAAAGTCTTCTCTCTTCTGCACAGAACAAATAAATAAGACCCTGTTTCTTGTGTTCTTCTTTAGCGTCCTTCAACTGGTTAAACTGATTGTCATTGATACTCTTAATCTCAAGAATTGCCACTTCATCTCCAAGGTCAAGGAAACCATCGGTATGACCCTGAATGTTGTACTCTTCATTTAAAAGCGGAACTTCATCACATATCAGAAGGTGCATATCCAAAAGATAAGATTGAAGTCTTTCATGTGTGTATGTTCCATTGTCAAAAATACGCTGTGTTCTTGCTCCGATACTTCCATCAGAGTCATACTGCTTTCTCATATAGTAGTTATGTCTCATACACTGACCTGCTTGTGAAGGTGCATTAACATCTACTGCCCGGTCATTGTCTGCATTTGCCTGTTGCTCTAAGTAAAAGTCGAGGGGTTTGATAATGTACCCCTCTCTTTTCATTGACTGAAATAAACTGTTAAGACTCAATACTCTGTTCCTCCATTTTCTTAAAATCGCTGAAACTAAATGCCATAAGAATATGGTTCTTCTTATTCATTTTAATAGGTACAAGACTAAAAAGCAAAGGAAGACCTTCATCTGAATACCCTTTAAAACGATATGACTTATAACCTCCATGAACATGAGGAACAACTTCATAAGTGTTCACCTGCTTCTCAAAATCATGTGGATTGCATATCACATACCTCTCTAAGTCTTTGAGGTCTACAAAGAGAAGAGGTATTCTCATTCCATCTTTATCTGCTTCAAGTGCTATCTTCTCCCACACTTTTGTGGTAATTGGATAGTAGTCCTTCTCTGTAGTCTTACACTCAATCAGGTACTTGTCATTTCTAACATCACCTTTTGAAGACCACATAGCACCACTGGCTACTACAGTTCTTGCACTCATGTCTTTTGCTACACTTTTCTCTTGAAGCTGTGAACGTCTTTTCACTGTTTTCATATAACTCTGTTCCTCCCTGTTCCACCTTTAAACAAACTGTTATCTGACTTTCTGCAACTTTGTTTCCAATAACAACAATAAGCATTGTTATTATCTTCAACTACAAGGTCAAACTGAGTTACATTACTGTTCTGACACACCTCTTCCTTATCGGACATGGTTTTATAGTAATACTCACAGTTAAAGCAAGACCTCATAAACTTAACTGCTTTCTTTACTTTCTCTCTGCTTTCACCATAACCCTTTGAGAATTTCATCAGATACCTACTTTCTTATTGGCAATCTCTAAAATCTGAGTCTTGAGGTCTTCAATGATATTAGGATTGTCCATCAGATAATCAATAAGTTTCTCTTGCCCCTGAAACTTATTATCAGGCTCATTGCTGAGATAGAAATAACTTCCGGCACGTTCAATAAGACCAAAGGATTTTGCTTCAAGAATAATAGACATATACACATCACAATATCCTTTAGGTACTCCTGCTTCATTCTCTTCTGAGTACATGTCAAACTCACCAGTTTTTCCGGCAGGAAAAGTCTTATTCTTTTCAACTTTAAACTTCACAGTCTGACCTACAGGAAGTTTGTTTTCTCCCTTTCCTTCTACAATGGTATCACCCTTACGGAACTTAATACAAATAGACTGTGCAAAGTCTTTTGCTTTTCCTCCGGGAGCAAACTCACCTCCATAAAGAGAAATCTTGTCTTTCAACTGATTGATACCAATAAGAGTGAATGGCATTTCTCCCTGTCTTCTGAGTTTGTTATTCTTAGCCTGAAACTTTCTAAAGAACTCTGCAAGAAGTTTAGGCTTAATACCCATCTGCACAGTGTCTTCCATATCACTGTTATACTCTTTTGTGGGAACAAGTGCTTCAATAGAGTCAATGACTCCTAACTTAACATCAGGATTGTCCATCATGTCTAAAATCATCTGCGTAGTCTCTTCAAGTCCGGCACTTTGATTATACATAAAAAGGTCTTCATTGATATTAAGCTGAGAAAGGTACAGACCACCGTCATCTGTAGTAGTTCCTTCTGCGTCACACAAAAGAACAGTCTTTCCAAATTTCTCCTGAAATTCCCTGATACAGTGAAGTGTAACTGTAGTCTTATACGAAGAAAAAGCACCCTGTATCTCAGTATATCTTCCTACAGGAATACCACCACCTAAAGCAATGTCTAAAGAAGGAACGGAAGTACCAAATCTCTGAATGGTGTACCAATCGTCTTCATCACTCTTCTTTTTGGGAAATCCCTTTGATAAAGCATTAGCACCATACTTCTTATTCACTTCTTCAACAACCTGTGCTAAACGTCTTTCTTTGGCTGTATCTGCCTTTTGGGTGCTTGCTTTCTTCTGCTGTTGTACTGTCTTAACTGCTGTTTTCTTTTTAATCGGCATTTTCTTCTTCCTCCAACATATCTCTGATTTCTAAGTCACCTTCACGTTCAAGCTGATTGACTAATGCTCTTGTAATAAAGCTAGTCTGATTATCACCTTTTCTTGCAACATGAAGACCAATTCTATCTAACAATGTTTTGTTAGTCACTATTGTAGTCCTGTCTTTGACAGGAGTAAGATTTGCTCTACCCATGTTGTTCTCTCCTTTCTGCATAAATTCATACTTTTCAAATAGTATGACTTTATTATAATATAGAACCACAACTTTGTCAAAATAAAAGGACAGTCATATTTCAGACTGTCCTAATATCATGTGTGTTATTTTGTAGTAGAACCAAATCCACCATTTCTCTCTTCTGTGACTTCACCTTCAACTGCTAAAAGATACTCGGAGAAAATACCCTGCATATAGGCTTCACCCTTATGTACTGTCATAGATTTAATTCCCTCGTTTGTCAGTTTGACTTGAATATGACCCTCATTGTCAGAATAGTAATAATCACTGTCAATGACTCCTACAGTGTTTTCAAGTCTCACTCTGTACTTAAAACCAAGACCGCTTCTAGGATAAAGTTTCAACACAATGTTGTCTTTCATCTTACATCTAAATCCAGTAGGGAACTTGATTGTCTCTCCCGGATTTAATGTGAAATCAAACGGAGCAAAAAAATCATACCCGGCAGAACCTTTTGTAGCACGTTTCGGGAAAATAAGGTCATCATACTCTTTTACATGGTCCGGCTCTGTAAACACACTGTCAGGATTCCACTCTTTAGCAGAACAATACTGACCCCATGTTACTTTCTCAAACTCTGCAACTGTTCTAGGACTAATCTTGTGGGAGTTTTCAATGACTTCCTGAACAGTTAAATTCTCTCCCTTCTGGACTTCATATCCTCTCTTTAACACTGCGTCATCACTTTCAGTGTCAAGCCATGCTACTAACTCACCTGTCTTTGAGTTAAAAATCTGATACTGCATACTATTTGTTCTCCTTCTCTAAAAATCTTTCAATAAGTGGTATCTCTTTCTTGCTGACCCATTTTAACCATGAGCCACAATCACCACAATAGAGTCCAGTGTGGGTACTGGACTTCTTCATAAACAAGTCTTTACTCCCACACTTAGGACAACTGTAAGTCTTCATAAAAATACCTCCTTATTTAGCGTCTTGATAAGTGTCAAGCAACTCTGTCCATACAATGTGTTCTGGAACTAACTCACTAAAGGAAACACCAAGTCGGTGAATTTTTGCGTGGCAGTTAGGACAAATAACACCGTGATTGGCAGGGTCATTGTTATTGTGGTCTCCATCAATGTGGTGTAAGTCTAACACTTCATCATAACCACAACATTCACACTTACCATATAATGATATAATAAAATTCTTTAGTGTCTTTGGAAGTTTTTCTCTTCGTCCAACACCATAAGTCTTCTTATAAAGCTGTAAGTCAAACTCACTGCTCTTTACAACTTTGTTACCATACTTAGCTTTTAACTCCCATTGTTCTTCTATGCTTCGTGTCTTAATGCCAAATTTCTTACACCATTTACCTAAAGTACTAGGACTGCAATTCAACATCTTAGCAATATCTTCTAAACTGTACTCTGCATACATCTTCTCAAGCCACTCTTTATTTGCATAAGGCTTATCAACAACTAACTGCTTTCTGCCTTTTTGTGAGTATTCTTTTATAGTCTCAATACCATGTTGTTTCTTCCACTTAAATGCTGTCTTAATATTGATATTAAAATACTCTGCCACAAGGTCAATGGACTTTAGTTCTTTATAAACTCTCTCATACACTGCCTTATTTCTGTAGTCTTCTATCTTTTTCAACTTAGGTTTCTTAGGTGGTTCTTTATGCTCCCTTATGTATGTGCTGTTTCTAACACATATTCCATACTCTTTCAACTTATTAGAAATGGTCTGTCTATTCACACCGAACTCATCTGCAATCTGTTGTAGAGTCAAACCTTGATTTTCATATAAGTCTTGGAGTAGGTCTTTAGGTATCCTAATCTTTCTCATGCTACCATTCTCCTTTCTAATGATAGCATGAGTATAACATAACATTTAGCATTTGTCAATGACTTAGCATAAAAATTTCTTGTGGGTCACTTGGCGTCCTGATAACTATTTCCAACATCATAGTCGGCTCTTAAATATGGAACTTGTCTGTTTTCACTGTCTCCAAATGGGTGTTCCATAATGTGTTTGATGATTGAGATTGCTTCCTCACAATACTGTTCAGGACACTCAAACACCAATTCATCATGTACCTGAATTAACATATTACAGCCCATTTCTTTTAATCTGTCAACTGCGTCTACTCTTATCTGAGCATTGATTGTAATATCTCCGGCTGTTCCCTGAATGGCACTATTTACTGCAAGTCTTTCACAGTAAGAAGACACCTTTCTATCGTGGGAGTTTATATCAGGAAGTCTTCTCTTACGTCCTAATATAGTGTACACACAATGATTTCTATGTGCATACTTTTTCTGACCGGAAATAAACTTAGCAACTCCACTGTATGACTCAAAATACTTATCAATGAACTGCTGTGCTACTTCAACACCATTCTTACAATGATACATTTCAAGGTACTCTTTCGCACCTAAATCAAGTGGGGAATAATGGTCTGTCTTCAAATTCTCATATAACAGTGACGCTCCACCACCATACATAAGAAGGAAGTTGATTGTCTTCGCCGCTTGTCTCAAGTGTGGGTACTTCTTTTTTGCTTCTACTGGTGTACAGTCAAGGTTAAACATATTAACTGCTGTACTTCCATGAGCGTCATCATCATTCGCAAACATCTCCGACAAGTTCTTATCGTGACTGAAATAAGTCAGACACACCATTTCAAGGTTATGGTAGTCAAGGGCAATGATTTTCTTTCTCTTACCAGTTTCAGGGTCGATACTACCAATGAACACACTTCTTATCTGGTATTTATCGTCCTCATTCGCTTTTGGTAACTGCTGTAAGTTCGGATTGCTACAAGAAAGTCTTCCTGAATCAGTACCTATCTGATTAAATGACGGGTGTGCTTTTCCATCTTCATACAGCTTTTCAAGAATACCATCAACAAAGGCTGTTTTCAGTTTTGACAGTTTGGAATACTCCAACATCAACTTGCACATTTCAACACCCTGTTGCTTTCTCTTGTTGGTCTTGAAATTCATCTGAGAAATTCTCCAAATAGTATCACTATCTGTACTTGGATTTCCTGTTGCAGTCTGTGAAGTACATCTAAACCCAAAGGACTTACTTAAAATAGCTGTGTTCTTATTAGAAGACTTAAACACATTGCCTTTTTCATCAAAGTAGAACCCTTTCTTGTTTAACTGCTCTTGCACTTCACTAAGGTCTAACTCACCTAACTTATACTTCTCAACAATCTTCTGAACTTGTGCCGGAATTTTATCTCTCTTAACTGGTGTATCAGGTTTCTCCCACCCAAACAAAATCTCTGCTTTCTGCTGAGAAGAACCAATATTAAATTCAACCCCGGCTAATTCATAAATCTTATAGGTCAGGTCATCAAGGTCTTTCTGCATATCAACGCCCATTTCTTTCAGTCTATCAACATTAACAGAAACACCCTGTTCCTCCATTCTGAAAAGTGTCTGCAAGAATGGAATATACATCTTGTAATAAATCTTGTCCATCTCTTCATCTACAAGTTCTTGTGTAAATCCTAAATACAGACAATAGGTATAAAATGCGTCTGCAAGTGCATAAGGCGCACCATCTTTAATCAGAACAAGGTCAAAAGTTACTCTTGCATTGGCTTTATAACCAAACTGTTTTTTAACCTCATTTGGCACTGTCGCTGTAGCTTCTGCAAAATGAGTCTGTGAAAGACCCATCTTCTCAAGTGAGTTCTCTTTCAAACCGTTTGGTGTGTTCTCGTTACACAGCCAAGAAGCTAACATAGTGTCAAACAAGTCTTTTGTCTTGATTGTGATACCAATTCTTTGTAAAACGTGCATATCGAATTTAAGGTTATGACCTATAATTCTTACATCTTCACGTTCAAAGACTGGTTTCATGTACTCAACCACTACATCAAGGTCAAGCTGAGTGTCAATGTCTTCTTCACGAATATGACCCAATGGAATATAGTAGTTATATCTTTCTCCCCAAGAAATACTAATACCAACACATTTAAAATTTCTATTCGGTCCTAAAACGTCAAGTGTATTTGTCTCAGTATCATATGCAAACTCAGGAATAGTCATCATAGTTTCAGCCAACCATGCTAAAGACTCTTCATCTTGAATGACTGCATAATCAATCATCTCAGGTTTCCATGGGAAGTTGCCATGATATTCACCTGTAAATGCTTCTGCAATAACGTCTGTGTTCAAGACATTATACGGAATTTTCAATTTCCGTTTTGGCTTTAACACTGGCTTTTTCTTGACTGACTTTAATTTTGGTTTACTGTCAACCACTTTTTTCAGTTTCAAAACACTTGCTTCTCCTTTCTAAAGAATAATGAGTAGTCTATACTCTGATAATAGTATAAACTACTCATTAACTTTCGGCAAATAACCTTATTGAAGAGCGTCCTCTAAATCACTGTAAACGGACAGCTTTAAGGACTTCTTATCTTCTGTGCTGTAAGAGTGTCCATTCACTGTTCCAGTACGACCCTTCTTAGTGATTTTCTTGAGAGAGAAATAACCCTTAAAAGCTACTCCTTCATTCTCAACACACTGGTCTTTCAGAGTCTTGAGAAATGCTCTTACTTCTTCCTCCGCTTTTGTCTTCGGGATTGCTCTCTCCTTTGCATAGGCTTCAATAAAAGTTTTCATTCCTGACATCATTTTAATGTCCTCCTTACTTTATTTGCTAACACTTCTCTTAATAAGTGATTTAGCCCTGTTATCTGGTTTCTTCACACTGTTTTCAGCAGGTTTCTTGAAAAGGGATTTCTTTTTCTGACTCAGTTTCTTTCCACCAGAAGAGGACAATTTTCTTGCAGGTTTCTCACCTGTTTCTTCGTCATCTACACCCATGACGCTCTCTCTTCCGTCATAATCTTCTTCGTCATCTTCATCACTGTCTGACTCACCTGTGTAGCCTTTAATGTTCATCTCAAGCTGTTCCTCTACAATCTTGTAAAGGCTCTCTTCTGTGCCATCATAAGAATCTCTAAGTTTCTCAGGCAACATGTTCTTGACCTCTTTCTCAGTAAGTTCAATCTTGTCACCTTTCTCAAATGTGTAAGTAGTAGACGTACCAGACCCTAAACGAACCATGGTAACAGTTCTCCCACAGAGTCCATATCTGGTGCTGATACGGTCAAGCTGTGACACAATCTTTGTGCCGTACACAAACAGTTTCAGACTTCCATCTGCCTGCTGTTTCTTACCATTCTTATCAGTGTACTCAAATGGTCTACAATCCCACACAAGAAATGCTCCTTTAAAAGAAGGTCTGTCACCATCATTACACAGTTCACAGTTGTCATCATCTGTACAAGTAAACTGGTTATACACTTCTTTCCCGTTTCTTGAACCCTTAACATTGTGTTCATGGAAATTGACAGGCTCTTCTGTCAGAAAGATAAGGTCAGCTTCTTCACCGTCTTTTGCTAAGAAGAAACGGAACAATCTCTTCCCTCTGTTCTCTGCCATTTTCTCTTGTCTTTCTCTTTCTTGTCTGTTGGCTTCATAGCCCTTTTTAAACATACCCATAATCTCTTCCTCCTTAATTCATAAATTCATAAAATTCTATTTAATTATGGTATGAGTACAGTTTAGCACACTCCATGTCGTATGTCAAACTTCTTTTCATCACTGAGTAACTCCAAATGTCTCTGAACATACCTCAACTGGTTCATAACATAAGGGTCATTTAAATCTCCTCCGCTTTCTACCCAATCTGCTACTCTTCTGATAACATCAGCTTTCACAGAGTTTTCACATGAAGCGAGACTGATAATGAGTTCCTTTGCTACGTCTTTCTGTTTCATAGTTATAACCTCCTAAGTTTTCTATTAACAATGCTGTGTGCATTATTAACCATGTCATATAACTCTTCTTCTGACCAATCACAGGGGTCTTTTCCATGGTCAGGAAAATCTACAATAAAGAAGTCAACTAAATTCTTCAATGCTTTTCCATTCTTCTCCCTCATTTCAAGACCACGTTCATCATTATCGCCAATATAAATCACTCTGGAACAATTATTGGAAATAAAGTCAAGCTGTTCCCTACTTAACTGGTCTGTCATAATAGCAAGAGTATTTATAAGACCACACTTATGACACCATATTGCGTCAAACTGTCCTTCTACAAGAATAATAGTAGAGTCAATCACCTTAAAATGGTTCAGAGGATATAAGTATTGACTTCTGTTAAATCCGTCATAAATCTTATACCTCTGGTTCTTTCTTCTCTTCTTACTGATATATCTTCCTATCACTCCGACAAGTTTATTGTCTGCTGTGAATACTGGAATAGTGACAGTCTTATTCACATCATCATAACCAATCATATACTTTTTCAGGTCTTCTTTATCAAACCCTCTGTCAAAGAAATACTTATAGGTCATCTTGCCGGACTGATAAGGTGCTATCTTCCATAAAGGTAAAGTCTCTTCTCTTTCCTCAATGTTAATTATTCTTGCTCTGACTTCATCAAACCTTCTGATGAGTCTTGTCTTAGAACCTAACTCTCTGTACTCAAGTTCATACCTGTCTTTTAAAAACTGTCTTGCTCTTCTGTCTGCTTTAAACCAAGTCTTTCTCTCGGCTTCTTTTGTGCTGTTATCATATCCAAAATCATCAGGTCTTGATAGATACAACATTTTCACAAAGTTACCACTAGCACCACAAGCAAAACAATGGAAAATCTGCTTATCTGCTGACACACCACATGAAGGGTGTACTTCACCATGGACAGGACAACAGATAAGGCACTCACCATTTTTCCATATAGTAGGTCTTGAGCCACAATATTCAATAAGGTCTTCTATCTGTTCCTTTGAAAGTGACATACTCATACCAAGCACCTCACTCAAAATACTTACAGCAGAAATCATCACTCACCACAAATCCATCTGACTTAGAAGACTCTTCTGCTTTCTTCTGATATAAAACACTTATCTTTTCATCAAGTTCCGGCTTTAAATCAAAATCGGCAAATTCACTCCACACTTCATTAAAGTGCTTCATAAACTCTTGTCTCTTTTTATCACTTAACTTCCAATTCTGAAAGCAATCCATCAGCTTGTACATTAACTTATCAGACAGTTTTTCAGTTCCTAATACTTCTTCAATAGTCTGTGACAAAAGACCTGTTTCTGCAACTTCGTACACATCTTGAACACAGGTATTTACTTCAACTGACTCTTTATCAAAGAAGCATTTTCTTCCCTCAAATGGGTCTTCTATTTTAGACCAATGACACCACCTGCAACAATGATAAGGGTCTTCATAGAATTTATGCACATGGTCTTCACCAGACAGCTTTTTCAACTTAGACATAACACTCACTCCACTTTCATAATATTGTCTTCATATTCTTCATCAGTGTAACCCTCAGTGTCAGAACCACTTGAACTTTCACTGTAAATACTGTCAAAATTCATTCTGTTAAAATCCCACTGAATGAGGACTTTACCAAGAACACCTTCACGCTGTTTCAACACTTTTATTCCCATCTCTTTGTCATTTATCATAACTTCATCACGGAATAAAGCTAACACGTTATCAGAGTCTTGACCTACTGCTTGAGAATACATAATACTTCCCAACTCTGGTCCGGTCTTCTTACTGGTATTCTTATCTGCCTGAGTGTTTATCATAATAGGGATATGCCAGTTCTTTGCAGTCTTCTTTAAATCTCTGGTAATGTGTGTTACTCTTAACCAGTCATCTTTTGCTCCCTGTTCATCTTCCATGAGGTAAACACCATCAATCAAAACTAAATCCGGCTTTTCTCTCTCAATGACAGAGACAACACTGGAAATACCTGTAGCTGTCTCTATAATAAGAGGTTCAAGGTTCGGAAGGTCTTCTTCCAGAAATTCAAAATACTGCTGTTCAGTCTCAAGTGGAAGTGTGCCTGACTTAAAGTTATTGTAGTCAAAGTCTCCACACATCATACCAAACAACATTGCTTCAAAACGGTCTCTCATAAGGTCTGTACTCATTTCAGTAATGAACACACATACCTTATAATTATTAAGCTGTGCATAAGCACCTACTAACACTAGAAACCATGTCTTACCAATACCAGACGTAGCAATTAAAGTTGTCAAGGTCTCTTTCACAAGACCTTTTAAGATATAGTCAAGATGTGGAATACCCATTGGAATACCTACCATACCTTTCTTCTCTTTTCTCTCAAGGTAGGCTTGCTTTCTTGACTCTGTATCTTTTGTAATATCCACAGAAGACGATATGATTACTTCATCTTCTATCTCCCACACACCTTTCTTTAAAAGTGCATAGGCTTCTTCTGACTGCCCTTCATCAAGTTTTTCTGCAACTGCTTCAACTACGTCCACAGTTCTATTGTGCATAGACTTGATATGTAACTGATTACACCAATATAACAATGACTCGTCAGTTCCCACAACATCAGAACCATCTACTGTATGTGACTCTAACTCATAACTAGGAAACTTCTGAGCCAAGACTCTAGGTGTTGGAACTTCACCAGACTCTTTAAACTGGTTTTGTATAAAGGTGAAAACTCTTCTGTTGTCACCTGTAAAGAAAGAAGGTTTTATCTGTTGGTCTTTCAGAAGTTTCATATCCTTATCTTCAAGAAGTTTTGATATAAACCCTCTTTCTACATTATAGTTTTTACTTTTTAGCTTCATTTAAAATGACGCACCTTTCTTCTCAGCATAGTATTAAATTCGTCTACGTCAACCGCATATCTGCTATTGACTAATGCTCTTCTATTATAGCATGAGTCAACATATATGGAAAGTTCCCCGGTATTCAACATCATAGTGACCTCAGATATGTTTGTGATAACCAATCCCACCTGATTATATGGAATATTCATATCTTCAAGCATATCTTTTAACTCCTGTGTGTAATTTTCTTTGTCCACTATAAGACTGACAGTGTATTCAGTGTTTTCATACACATAACGCATAAGAGACAAGACCTGACTATCAATCTCAGCGTTGTGTGCTTTACCTTTGATAAAATTCAGGAACTTGTCTTTTATACCTTTATTCTTAAACTTCACTAAACAGTCTTCACAGCGGACACCAATAATAAAACTTCTCTGATTGCTGATGTCTCCGTGTAACATAGGCTATTCCTCCACTGGTTTAAGAATATCACTGTATGTCTTGTTTCCTACTGGAATTACACTAAAGTGTCGGTTAGATAACTCTCCATCTGCTTTCACAGGTCTTACATAGAGAATACCACCATCATTCTCAAGAAGACACTTCTGCACTTTCTTTGTCTTTCCGGCACTTACTTCTGCCATTGCATAATCACCTAATTTAAACGGGGCAATCTTCAACTCAAGGAGTTCCTTTTCAAGTGCGTTTTTCTCTTCATACTTTTGATAAATTTCCACACCAATCTCACTGATTTTTGCAAGTAACTCCTGCACTTTATTTTCCTGAGTAGAAGTCACTGCTTTCTTTTTCTTTAAAACTGCCATTTCATTTATCTCCTTTCTCTACATAATATGAACAATAATAACCGACTTCTGCATTACAGTTATAATATTCATATTCTGAAACAATTCTATCAAAAGTATCTGTTCTCTGCAACAAGTAAGGTTGAATCCACTGATTATCATACCTTACTTTACATGGAAGTACATAAACATCAATACCTTCTCTAAACAGCTTTCTTGCGACTGCTTTATTGACTTTCCTCACTTTGTCATTCTGAAATTCATTCATCATTTCATGTACCTCCGGTCTTTTCCTACAATCTGAATAATTGTCTGATTTCCATTAACAAGAGAACATATACTATTACCATATATATTTTTAAAATCAGAAGGGTCTAAATTACAGCATATCACAGTTACAAGACCATGTTCTTCTCTATACCTTAAAAGGTCTTCAAGTATAGGCTTTGCAATCTTACTGTCAATCTCTTTGCCGATTTCTTCAAGAACAAGAAACTCAACACCCTTATACTGCTCATAAAAATCAGACTCTAAAGTGTCTTTCTCATTCTTATCCCGGACATTCCATGCTTCTGTATAGTAATTGATGTACTGACTAAAAGTGACTCTCCGGCAGGAATATCTTCTCCTGTATGCTTCTTTCAGAATGATACAAGACAACATACTCTTACCAACACCATTAGAGCCACAGAAAAAAATACCTCTATTCTCTTCTATGTTCTCGTCAAGGTGATTGATATAATTCTCAACAAAATCTTTAACTTCCTTGACTTCTGTATAAGCCACAAAATCATCAAGAGTCTTTTTACAAAAATGCTTTGGAACTCCCATGAGTATTAAACTTGACTCTGAAACTACTTTTCTAATAGGTCTGCTCATTACCATTCTCCTATCTTAGTTTTATCACAACTGTTATCCCATTCTCTATTTTCTGAAACAGATTTAGAAGGAATTTCCTCATTATCATAATTTACACTGTAAGTACAAGTACAGAACTTATTATCCGGCTTATCTTTATTTATATAGCCAAGAGAAATAAGTCTTTTTAAAGAAGTCTGAATTGTAGTCAAACTCTTAACACCTACTGCTTCACTTAAAGTCTTCAAACTACCAAAATACTTTCTATGAGAATAGATAAAAGCAAATACATTTAAGTCTACACCAGTAAGTCCTAAATTCTTATACATAAATTCATATATAGTATAATACCTCAATACTTTCACCTCCTTATCGAAAAATGACAACAATAATTTCATGTATATAATAACATAATAATTATTGTTGTCAAATATTGATAACTATAAAACACCACCAATATGTGTTGAACCTTTAGTATCTTTCCACTCACCTCTATCATGGGATTTGGAATATTTCTGTTTTGACCGTGGTACATACTTATCATCAACCCACAAGTCAGTATCAGCACTAACAGTGTTCACCCATCTACTTGCTAAGATATTAGGACTCAACCTCGTCTTATCTAAATAGTCTTGTTCACTATTATACAGAAATTCAATCATTGCACAAATATGCCGTGAGTCATAGCTTTTCAATAACTCTTTAAATATGTGCATATCCTTCTGTATATTACTAATGACATACACATATCCGGCTTCTTCTGCAACCTTCTTAAAATAGTAACACAAGTCTCTGGAATTAAAAGCGTCAATATAATCTTCCAGTTTTGCATATTTACGGAGAAAGTTCTCGTACATCTGTCCTCCACTATTCGTCTTTTTCTTTTTAGTCTCTGGTTCTCTAGCTGTAGACTTGACAGACATTTGACCTCTTCGCTTTCTCATTATTGAAACAAGGTCTGTATCTCCGACTTTAGTTGTAACTCTCTTCATGTAAGATAAACCTCCTATTAAAAGAAGCCCTTCAAAGAGGGCTTCATTTTATCAATCATTCTTCTTCTGTATATGATTGTACAGTGTCTTGTAACACTTCGTCAACTACTCCTAAAACTCGCTCAAAAGCCTGCTTTTCAGTTTCACCCTCTTGAACTGTATCAGTGAGCCAACAATCAACTCTTAAACTTTCGTAGTTGTCCATATTCTTAGTAACACCTACACTAACCCCAACAACTTTCTCATTTGACTGGTGTTTTCTAGTGTGGTCGTTTGGTGTACCAGATTTAAGAGTTTCCTGACTTTTACTTGTACCTTTTGTAACTGTAGTGTTCTCTTTAGCAGTCTGTGTTAATTTCTTCTTTAATGCCACGATTATTGCACCTCCTGATTTTAGTCATCAAAGGTAAGACCATGACGGTCAGCGTCTTTGATTTCTACAGCTAAAACAAAGTCTTTGTTCTCAAGTGTCACTTTAAGTACCTTGCCTTTGTCCTGAAAATTGGTTACTTTGTATGTTTCATCAAGATTGAACTTGCCGGACAAAAGGGCTGTTGCTTTTTCTAATTTAAGAGTAGAAGCACCTTTCTCTTTCTCTGCCTCCTGCTGTGCAATCAAGGCTTTACTTTCTTCCTCAGTCATATGCTTCTCTTCTGCTTCTTTCTTAGCTTCTTCCACCTTTGCTTCTGTCTCTGCAATCTTAGATTCATCTTTTACTTTCTTACTCAGCTTTGCCATAGTGTTTTCCTCCTAACCAAAAATCTTCTTAAATAATTCTTTCCACTTCTTATCAACATTAGAAGTGAAACTTGTCTGTGATATTTTCTTACCTGTAGAGAGGTGTGCTTTCTCAGCACACTCCACAAGTATATCAATCTGTTCTTTAGAATAAAGTCTTCTACTGTCTGATTTAAAAGGTGTTTTAGGTATTACTCCTGCTATCTCCCATTTTCTGATAGTTTGTGAAGTTCTACCTAAAGCTGTGGCTACAACATTGATATTGTAGAGAGTAGTAGAAAACCCTGTCTTTTCATTTGTGTAGGGAACTTCTCTATCCCATGCAGATAGCTCCATAAAACTTCCTCCTTACTTCTTTCTTGAAGCCGCTTTTAAAACGTGTGAAGTATCAACTTCCGGCATTTCTTCTTTCTTCTGTACTGATACAGAATAAGAAACTTTCACATCACAGATACCTTCAAACTCTTTCTGGGAAATATCTCCATTCTCAACTGCATAAGCAAGAGCCTTTTCATTGATAACTTCAACTTTCTGAACATCAACACACTTCTTATAGAGACCTTTCTCTTTTAAAAGTGTAATTGCATTGTCCTGATTGAGTTTCACTGACTTCTTGGCAACTTTACCTGTGATAAAATCACCTGTGTCATAATAATAACTTCCTTTGTCGTCTTTTACTCCAACAAGTTCAGACGCTTCTTTCAACCTGTCAGAGAGATTTTTCTTTGAGTCCTCAAGCAACTTAATCTGTCTGGAAATCTCACTGTACTGTTCTGCCATCTGTGCAATTTCTTTAGCAGAATATTTCTGCTTACCTTTCACTACTTTGAGTGCCATTTGATAATTACCTCCTTATAGTTTTACTTGGTAAAAGTTTATCATCATTTTAAAACAATGTCAAACACAAATTATTTAAACCCTCTGCTAAACAGACCTTTCTTTTCATTACTCTTTACTTTATCTCTGTGCACTTCAAACTTTAATCTTCTGTACACCCTATCTCTGACAGAACCATGACTGGATATAGAGTAACTATCTGAAAACCTATAGTCATACAAACGTGCCACTTCTAACTTATTTTTAGCACTTCTTCTTATACGTCCTACAGCCTGTTCTACATTCTTTTCATTCTTTAATGAGGACACTAAAAATCCTACTTCCCATGACTTCACATTAGTACCCTCTGTTGCTTTTGCATAAGTAGCAAGTGTCACTAAACACTGTCTTGACTCGGCTTTTTCCATTAGAGTGTCAGTCTTCTCTTTATTGTCTCCATAATAAAGCAGAATAGTGTCCTCTGGAATAAACAACTTGAGATACTTATAATATTTCTCCACATGACTTTTCTGAGTAAAGAACGCTATACAGCTATGACCCTCTTTGTACTCTCTGATAATGTCTTTACACACCTTTATCATGTGTTTTCTGTTACTTACAAGAATGTCATCTACCACAAGAAAAGGTACTCTAGGTCGGTCCTCATATGGAAGACTGTCTAACCTCACAACCTTATCAGGTAATTCCTCTGGCTTAAAATCTTGCAGGTTAAAGACCTGATTATCATATAAAAATGGTTCATATACTGCATTAGACTCCTTAACAAACACTTCGACCGGAAGAATGTCTTCATCATCTGTAGAATACTCATGTTGATAGGCAATACCACCTAAAAATAATGTGAACACAAAATCTAATCCGTCTTGTCTTTTAGGAGTAGCAGACAAACCCAACTTATATTTACTTGCAAACTTGTCAATCACATTAAAGATATTCAACCCTATATGGTGGCACTCGTCTTGAATAACAAGACCAAACCTACTTGTGTAATCAAATAACTCTTCCTCGCTCATTCTACTTAAAGTCTGTACTGTCGCAATCGTTATCTGTTCACCCACAATTCTCTTCTTTGCTTTTAAAAGTCCGGGAGTAACTTCTCCGTCAAAACACAAGTCAATGTCTTTCTGCCAACCTGTAACAAGGTCATCTTTATGTACTAATATAAGTGTTTTCTGCTTTAAAGTGTATGCTAAATTAAGCGCAAGAATTGTCTTACCCTTACCTGTTGGCAACTGGATAAGACACTTTGGAAATTCTTCATTATTTATATTATTAAGGTAAGCCTGTTTCGCTTTTTCTTGGTCAGGTCTTAACTCTAACACAAAGGGAGGATATTTCACTTCCTTAGACACTCTTTTATCAATCACCTCAACTGGCTCTTCTGGTAATAAAGAAGATACATTAAAACCTATAGGTATTTCAAGTCTTAACTTTCTCTTGCCATCAACATCATTAAACATACTCTGTTTGTAATACTCTAAATAAGGTGGAATTGTGATATACCTGCTCCTTGAGTACCTTTTAGCAGAAGCATAAGCCGGATTGGGAAATGTGAGTGCGTCTTTTATCTTTATAAGGCTTTCATGTGGAATATCTGTTACCACTTGTTTATTCGTCCTTATTATTTTCACGCTCTTTCCTCCTTTTCTCTCTTCTTTTTCTGTTTATCTCTTCTCTGTTTCTCAGATACCTTTCTCTTTCACGTTCTCTTTTTCTCTGTGCTTCTGGTGTGTCAATCACCTGTTTTGGGTGTGGAACATAATTTTCTTTCCTTGACTTTAAAATCTCTTCTCTATGCTCTTCATAGTAAGATTTCTTTTGACTTAAAATTACTTCCCTATTATTGGAATAATATTCTCTGTTATGAGCCTGTCTTCTATCTCTGTTTCTATAATAAGATTGCCTACCTTGTTCTCTGGACTTTTCAATATCTTTATAATACTGTTTCCTGTGATAGTGTCTTTGCTGTGACTTCTTAAAATCAAACGGAAGAAGTTTATAAGGTCTTGCTCCATTTGTAGGAACATATACTGAAAGTCTGGAATTTAAAATCTCCTTATCTAAATCGTTTGATGACTTTCTCTCCTGTATGGAAAGTAAATCACTATCATTAATGCAGTCACTAAAAGAACAATTCAGACAGTCCATATCACATATCATTTTGCACCTCTTTCTTTTCTAAAATACTGTGAATATTATAGCACATAGAGACAGGAAAGACAAAAGACTCCATAGGCTGAAAAACCCATGAAGTCTTTAATACTATTTATTATTTAATTATATAATATACTTAAATATATTATATTACAGACTTAATGCCACAACCATTAAAGAAGCTGATTGACTCTCTTCTGCACAGCATTATAGTCATACCCTGCTTTAGTGAGTCTGTTCTTGCGGTCTTGTCCATTACCCCATTTGCCCTGAATTACTTCTTTAGCAATCGTGTCAATGGACTTCTTGTTACTGCCACCTAAAAGCTGATTGACTTTAGCTTGTACAGCATTGTAATCATATCCGGCAGAAGTGATTTTCTGCTTTCTGGTGTCACCATTGCCCCACTTTCCTGCAATAACTTCTTTAGCAATCTGGTCTACAGTTTTCTTAGGTGTGGAAGAAGCCTTTAACAGTTCATTCACCTTGTTCTGAACTTCATTGTAGTTATAACCTTCTGCTTCAATCTTCTTCTTTCTTTCATCACCATTACCATACTTACCTGCGATTACATCTTTTGCAACCTGCTCAACAGTCTTGGACGGTTTCGGAGTAGAAGAACCTGCTTTTAAAAGTTCGTTGACTTTTGCTTGCACAGTGTTATAGTCATAACCCATAGCTTCAATGGCTTTCTTTCTTGCGTCACCATTTCCATAAACACCTGCAATCACTTCTCTTGCGATTTCTTCAATGGACTTAGAGGGAGCAGGATTGGAAGAACCGCCAGAAGCATACTTCGGACGAGCATAACCCCTAATGTTACCATTTCCAACAGAAAGTGTACGTCTTGCAACAGCTTCACCCTTGTTACCTTCAATGGCAATAATTGTCTTACCAGAAACAGACTCTACATAACCAATGTGGTCAGAATAACCATCATTAGGCTGTGTGTTGTCATCCCAGTTGTAGACAATAATATCGCCCGGTTTGGGTGTAATTGTACCATCTTCAATCCAGATACCTTTCTGCTTAAAGATTTTAACGTGCTGTTCAACTCCACACTCTGTTCCAATGAGGTTTACTGCACCTGCTTTGATTGCGGCGGCAGAAACAGTAGTATCGCACCATTCGTCCGTGTACTTCACTGCATAACCTCTTGCTAAAGGTTTGTGGCTGTTGTACAAGTCAATAATCTGTTTAAACTTACCATTGGCTTCACTGTAACCGAGCCAACTTCTCATTACATTTAAAACGTCTTGTGCTGTAACTCCCATAGTTGTGTTTCCTCCTTTATTGTCATATTGTGTGAGATTGTATTGTGTAACAAGAGCATATGTGTTTTTCACATAAGTGCTACTTGTTGCATATCCATCAGCTTTGATAGTCTCAAGATACTTTTTCGGGTCTGTGATACCTTTCAGGTTCTTGTACCTATCAAGCTGAATGAACTCAAAGTAACCCTTAACACCCTCTTCCATGTTAGCATACACACGGAAATTGTCTTTAATGGTGGTGAGTGTTCCTGGCTGATATTCTTCTTGAGTAGTCATGTTGACAGAAGGACCTGTCCACTTAGTACCACACTTGAGACCAAAGTAGTTATGGTACTTAGAAGCAAGTTTACTTTCTCCCCAACCACTCTCAAGAATAGCTTGAGCGATAATAGGACTATGTACTAAAATGCCATAAGACTTAGCATACTTCTGTACATAACCTGCAATCTGTTTGATAAAGGTCTGTTTATCCATTACTAAATTCCTCCATTCATTTTAGAAAAGGCTGACACATGAAATGTCAGCCCTCATGCAATTTATTATTCTTTTGTTGTCGTGTCTTCTGTATCTTCAATATCGGGAATTTTGTTCTTCCAGTATCTCTTCACAATATCAATAAAATAATCCCAACCCTTTGCTGTAATGAGGGCAATCACAAAACTGATAAAGATGACAGCCACTAAATAATACCAAACAAAAGGAATGTTTGCGTAAGAGATGTACATAAAGAACACTGTAACACATACTACCAGAGACAGGACTAACACCTGTAATGTAGTCGGGATTTTCTTGAGAAAACCAATGTCTTTAGTAAATTCTGTGATTACAGAAATCAGAATACAAATTCCGCATAATACTGCAAGCAGTACAGAACTGTACTCAACTAAAACTCCTACATTTGCCATGATACTTACCTCCTTGCTTTATTATAAAGAGTCATCAACAGGGTCTTCATGGTCTCTTTCCCTGTCAACTCTCCTTACCTCTTTTACAACCTTCCATTTATACATTTCCGGTTGAACTGTTGTGTGGACAAAAGAGTTAGTTCCTCCATGTTTTTCATACTGGTCAATTAAGTCCTTTAAAGACTCAAACTGCATTTCAGTACAAACCTGTTCGGAAGTACACTCCCTATAAATTCTCTCAATTTTTTCTTTAATTTCAGCCCTTTTAGTCTCAGAATTTTTCTTTTGAATTTCCAGAGTAATTTCAGTAAGATTCTTAATCTGTTCGGACTGTTTATTCATGACCGCATACATTTCTTCTCTTATTTTTCTTGACTGTTCCCGGTCATGAGTCCTATTAAGTTCTCTTTCTTCTCTGTTACTCCTTACTTCTTTTTTTAATTCTCCTATAGATTCTTTCAATTCATAAACAAGGGCGTGAAAGTCTTCATCATTATTTTTTTTCTTTCTCCACTTATTTAGATACCTCATTAGTTTCTGTTTCTGTGTTAATGCAATAACTACAATGGCTATAATTAAAAGAAAAGCATAGAGAAGTTGCAGTCCAGTAACCTTGTTCAATAGTTCTAAAACTGGCTCATTCACTATGTAACCTCCTTTAAATTATTTCACACTATGAATATTACCACATTAAATATCAAAAGTCTATAAGAAAAGACCCATTATGGGTCTTTTCTTTTTACTTACTGGCTGTTTTCTTAGCTTTTGCTAAATCACCATGACCAGATTCTTCTAAAGCTGTCGCTACTTCCTCTTTAAGCTGTGCAGGAACTTCTGCATAAGTTTTACTTCCTGCAATAATTCTATCAGCCCAAAGTTCAGAAATCTTCTTCATGTTACTTACCTCCTTATGCAGTTTTTAGAAGTTACATTACAGTACCTTCGTGGTTTCTTCTGTAATGAGTTCTTCAACACCGCTTTCAATCAGGATTTCTTTTACCTGTTCTTTAAGCAGACGAGGAACATCATTATAGGTCTTCTTACCATACATAATTCTCTGCGCCCAAAGCATAGCAATCATATCGACACCCTCCTTTCCAAAAATTAGTCTAAACAAAAGCGTATGTAAAGCATTAAGCATAGACTACCTCACTCATTTCAAGAATCATATCTTCAATAGCAGTTGCCCGGTTATCAAGTGTAATCTGTCCTTGAGAAAGAGCAGAAAGAAATTCATCTTTTTCATACTCTGTAACATTGTAAGAGTACAGTGTTGGAGACTCACCTTCACTGTCTTCCACTACAGGACGTTCATCTTCCGGCACTTCTTTAATGTCGGAATAAACATACACATGAAATTCATCAAATTCAAGCGCATTTGGCTTGACCGTTGACTGAACACCTTTGATTGTTTTCATTAGCTTTCTTTCCTCCATTCTTTAAATGTTTTATGTAATACTCTTCCATTGGTTTCTCTAAAGGTCTTATGTACTTCTCACTTAACCTGTGACTGTTACAATAAATGAGCCAACCTTTGTAAGAGTTAAAGCAACAGTAATCAGAATAAGAGATTTCTGCTCCACGCTCAATCTTACTTCTTATCCTGCTCAACTTCTGTTTCATTCTCTTTGCTGTAGAAGACCTGAGAAGAACAAAGTCTGGAAACACTCTATAACCTACAAAATCAACACCTCTGTCTGCAACAGGAAACACTTGATAATTCCCCTTAATAGTAAGGTGTCTGTTGTCTTCCATGTACCTTATTATTTCCAACTTCAACTTGTGAAGAAACTCTTTAGAAGAGTGGAGAATAACAATGTCGTCCATGTATCTGTAGTAATACTTAATCCCTTTAACTTCTTTTATCCAATGGTCGAAAGGAGATAAATAAAAATTACCACTGAATTGTGATAGGTAGTTACCTATTGGAATACCAGTATCAGGTGATTCTTTTATGTTTAACTCTAAATACCACAAAAGACCTTCATCTTTGAATATGTGATGATAGTCTTCTAAAAGAATATCTCTGTCTATTGACGGATAGAATTTCTTTACGTCCATCTTTAAACAGAACTGAGTACCTTCTTTGTCACTTTGTATATCCTTCTGTATGCGTTGTAAAGCTAAATGAATACCTCTGTCTGGAATTGCGGAGTAGGTATCATAAATTAGTTGTCGCAACAGTATAGGGGATATTACCTGTAGTACAGCCCACTGTATCACTCTTTCAGGAAAATATCGTGATTTATAAATCTCCCTTTCTTTACCTCGTTCTACTCTTAGGAACTTCTCATATGGGAGAGGTTTGTATGTCCTCAACACCAACATGGTCTGTATCTCTTTAAGGTACTTTTCAGGGTCTTTATTAAATTCACGAACTTCTTTGTACCACGACTTACCTTTACTGGCATTTTTATGTGCAAGTCTCAGGTTTTCAATGGAACAAATCTTCTCCCATATCGTCTGCGTCTTGTCTTCCTTACCTGTTAGTGGGTCAATAATAGGATATAGGTGACGCTTCATTCCATGTACTCCAAAGCCTAATCTTCAAACGCATTGTAAAGGTGTACAGTCTTTACTTTGCTACCAACAAGACTTATCGCTGTCATAAGGTACTATTTGTTTTACCATCAAGTGTCATTTAACACTGACCTAACCTGTGTTAGTGAGGTAAAGTAAAAGAGTCTACACGGATTTTTATTTGTGAAAGTTTTTAACACTTCCGACATATAAGAGTACATTGCCGTGAAGTGGTCGCTGATATTACAATTACGATTAGAAGCCACATTATTCAGATTCCAATAGAACAGCTCAGTATTCGTACCATTATTCCAATTCGTACCCAATAGGGTAAATACTGGACACTCTTTTTATCTCTGAGCGTCCAGTATTCAGTTGTGTACTGTTGGTGGCAAGAATATCTGAATATCTTGACCGCTTTAACCTTATTCTTTTACCTGACAATGGTAACACAGTACCTTTTTGTGCTACCACTGTCATTATACCTTATGTAAAAGTCTTTGTAAAGATTGGCTTTTCTCCTTTCCTCAATTATTCTTCAACTTCAACAACATTATCTGTTACTGGTTTTCTACATAAGCGGCCGCCGA